AAGGTACTGTACCTGGGGCGCCCGGAGTGTAGAAACTTTCATCTACTACTGTTACGCTTACGCCTGGTGAACTTAGTTGAGCCATATTAGAATCTCCATGTGAACATGTTCTGTAATGTATTTATGGTATTTTGAAATTTTATAGCTCATATAAGCCACCAAAAAGGTCTCGAAAAGGCCAGCTTTGATTAAATATCATATGAGACCACTATGTGTTTGCGGTTTTCGCCCTACCGCTGTAAATTACAAGAAAAATGGAAGGACTTTTTACAGAAGTCTATGTAATGTCTGCTTGAAACATGGAGCAGATAGCGGTGTGCCTAAATGGTATCGCTCGGGCTACAGACTAAAGAATAGCTGTGATAAATGCGGATTCAAGAGTCCGCATAAGGAAGTTTTTGCGCCATTTCACGTAGACGGCGACTTGAACAATTGCCGCCCAGCTAACTTAAAAACTGTATGTGCTAATTGCGCTCGAGTCCTGCATAAAGAGAACGTTCGCTGGCGTCAAGGGGATCTTGTTCCGGATCTATAATAGCTTGTACTTTGGCATACAAGTCATCAATACTGTCATCATTAGTTAACACATGGTCAAATTTGGTGCCAACCCAAGCTGTTTCTGACGCATGAATCTGTAGTTTATCCATACGAGTTTTTGCCAGCATCCAGTTCATGTGGTGATCGCCAGCGTTCATATCTACAGCATCTTGATACCAACTGGGTTCTTCACCACGTTTTACACGGATAACAATGCCGCCTGCATCTTTGATTGATTTGATTTCGTTAGGAAATCTGCAATCACTAATAACTATATCATCTTTGCTATTGCGTAGTTTATTTTCCAGGGCTGCAATCCACATGTCATCGTGGAATCCATTTCGGCACACTTCTGTACCCCAATATTGTAAGATCCAGCGTGGAGTAAGATTGGGCATATTCAAGCGTTCTGCCCACCACGGATCTACCTGTTCACGCCATTCACGGGCTGACTTTGTACGGCCTTCCAACATGGTTCTGTCCCAACCAAATACTGCTGACACAGCATCTTTCAAACTGTTGGCAAAACTTTCTCGCCTAAAACCGTGAAAATTAGTAAGATAATCGGCAATAGTATCTTTGCCCGAACCAATAAAACCGCACACACCTATGATCATAGAACCCCCGTAATTTGCTGTAGTATATAACAGTTTTGTTACAAGGTCAAAAGATTTGATGCTCAAATTATAAGTTATTGTCCTTGCAATATTAATACATTGATGTTGTCTGGATTTCGAGAGCTGCCGCCCAGTGCTGTAAGTCCACCACCGCCACCCAAGTTACCCAATTGAATTTGAGTAGCACTTGGTGCTGAAAGAGTAAATGTTGTTCCGCCAGTTTGACTAACAATGACTATAGCCGGGGATGAATTAAGATCGTATAAAACTAAAGCTGTGCCGCCATTTCCTCTATCGCGTAGCAATGCTAAGAAACTAACACCGGTGGCTATTGTTGTTGCTGTTCCAGTAATTCCTATATAATTAGGGCAGAATATTTGACCAGTACTTGTAATACTCAGATATGTAGAGCTTCCCGAGTACGCATCATTAACTGTTTGAAAATTATAATTACCCGATGAATCGCCGCCGTGACGCCAAGTTTTTAAATTTGTAGCTGCTGTACTTACATAAGTTTGAAAGTAAGGTAATGTTCCGCCGTTGTTAATTGCACTTATGCCAGTGGATGCGTATAATTTACTATTACCTAACGAACCAATTGGTAGCGAAACTCCAAGTAGTAAATTTCCAGCATTATCTAATATCAATGCTTGGTTAAAAGTTATGTTAGTACCTGCTGTACCTGATGGTGCTACTTGCCAGTAATGTACGCCTTGGTACTGTGTATATCTACTGGCATAGTCTGTGGCAATATATTTTCTTGTTCCTGCTTGAGAATAAGAATTAGCTGCATATTCTGCAAATGATGGAAGTGAAGAACGACCTTCTACTGTAGCATATTGTACTTGCAAACCTGTTGCACCTGTCCAAGCACTGGGCGCAGGACCAAATCCAATGTTGCCATTAGTGTCAACAGTAATAGCAGTTGTGGCGCCAGCATTAGTTTGCAATACTAAGTTAGTCGAAGCTGCGCTACTCAACGTGTTAACCGTTGAAAACATTGTACCTGGTAGTTGTGTTAATGCCATATGTAATCCTTAGAATGTTGTTATATAACTTACACCTATGTTCCAAATATCTGAAGTAGTAACAGCAGTTCCAGAATTATTTGTAGCACTTAAAGTTGTACTGTTATATAATCTTGCCGACATTTGATAATCTTTGTATCCTGTTGATATTATATTCACAGATACGGAACAAGAAGCACCGCCAAAATTTGTGCCATTAACTGCAAATGGCATTCCTGTAATAGTCAACTGGGCTCCTGTTGCTAACGCGGCACCTGCATAGCTGTTATCAACACCAAGTATTACTAATCTTCCTATTTTTACATACCAACCTGCATTTGTTTGAGCAGAGCCGCTACCAATGGTAGGAGTCCATGTTCCTGTTTCGTAATCATTTAATGTACTATTGATCAATGCACCAGCTTGACCCGAATACTGGTCAAATACAACACCTGCGCCAGTTGTATTGAATTGTAAATTTCCGTAAGATAATATACCATTGCTCGGCGGTGCTGTGTATGTGTTGGCACCTTGACCAATACTGACACCGTTTTGGAATCCAGTAGTGCTACCTATTCTGTTGGCAAAACTATAAAAGTTACTGCCAGGGTCTGCAGATACAAGCGAACCCATAGTAAGATAGCTGCTGAAAGATCCAGTTGTTCCAGTAAAGTTGCCAGTAACGTTTGCCGCACCGTTGACATCAAGTAAACGTGCAGGGTTGGTAGTGCCTACACCCACGTTGCCGTTGGCCAAGACTGTAACTGCGGTTGTACCGCCAGCGTTTGTTTGTAATGTTAAAGCAGTTGCACCAGCACTGGTAATTGTACTGGCTGTAGTCGTTCCACTTAATACAAGATTGCCAGCCAAGTAAGCACTACCAACTGCGCCTGCTGTAGCTGGGATAGCATTAAGTACGCTACTTACGTAGAAACTTAATATTGCTACAAGATCACCAGATACCGCACCTTGTGCTAGTATTACAGTAGTACCGTTAGTTGCGGTGTAATCTGCATTACCTAATAATGAACCGTTACGATAAACTTGTATAAATCCTACGGTATAACTTGGAGGAGTAAATGTTGTTTGATTACTGGTCGCTGTAAATTCTGTATATGTTCTGTAAGCTGTTGTAGTTACACCGCTTGCTGGTATACCTAAATATCTGGCACTGATATTGCCAGTACCGCTTGGAGGTGCTTGTGTAAATGTTAAGGTACTACCGTTAACACTATATGTACTTGGGTCTTGTACCAAACCATGTACTGTTACAATCACACTTGCTGTATTAGCAGGTGCTACACTAGTACCAAAAATTGTCTGGTTAGCAGTACCGTTAAAAGTATCTACTAAAAACGCTGATTGGGTGACTGGATTTCCTATAATTGGCATTTGTTATCCTTAACAGTTAGCGGCCAACTTGGATTAGTTGCTCCGCTACCTATTCCTACATATCCGCTTGTAAGTACTGTAATAGCCGTAGTACCACCGTTGACCTGTAATGTCAAAGGCTGTCCAGCGGCTGACCCTATTGGTCCGCTTAACGGTGCAAGTCCTGTGTAGTCTACGGTACTTAAAGCCATTGTTTATCCTTATTCAGGTTGTTGAGCGTTTTGTGCTGCCAAGGCGGCTTGATATGCAGCAACTACTTCTGTTGTCCATAGTGCTTGAGCTACCGCTACTACTCTTGGATCTTGACCTGTTAAGTCTGCACCTGGTGCTAATACCCAACGGTGATAGCTGGCACTTAATTCTTTACCGTCTTCTAAAATTGAAGTCTTTTCACGTACTTGAATTTGCTCGTCTGCTAGTACTTCAATTTTGTCTATTATCACTTCTTTACTCAATGTTGACATATCATCTCCTTTGTTTTAATGTCCGCCCAACACATCCATGCTGGGTATTTAAAAATTATTCCTTAGTTAGCTGCAAAAATATTCCAATAACTTCCATCACAGAACAACAACGCCCACTTGCCCGCAGTGTTGGTAAGAATTGCATTTGTTACACCACCCGATGCCAATGCTGTTACATTATTTGATGCAGAGTTAACAAGTTGTGCTGATTGTGTTCTTACAAACAACATTCTTCCCGCATTAGATGCAGGGGTTGGAAGTGTTAGTGTACATGTGCCCGTCAAACTATACGCGGTCAGCCAAGTGTCAGTTGGTTGTACTGTATAGCTTGTAGTAAATCCCGCAGACCCAGTTATTGCCACAGCACCGTTAATTGACATGTTGCCGCCTAATAACATATTTCCGCTGGCACCAATACCACCGTTAACTACTAACGCACCTGTGTATAACGGTGTAAAATTATTATAAGGAACAGAACCGCTGACTGTTAAAGTAAAATTATTTGTACTTGAATCTGTAATATAAGCCGAAGAACTTGCTACGTTTAATAATAATATTGTGCCAGTGATAGCAGTTAATGCCGCTGTTGGTGGAACAAAGTTAGCTGAGTATATCGCTGTACCAGATACAATTCTTAAATTAGTTATATAACCGTTTGCATAAGTGCTGTCTCTAGGATCGTAACCAATGTAAGTAGTAGCACCAGTGCTACCAATAGTTCCTGTAATTGCTGTACTACCTGTAGTAGTTGCTTGAACACCGTCTACAAAAAGTTTTAATACTGAACCAGTACTTACAGCTGCCAAGTGGTGCCAGTTTCCATCGTTTACATATACATTAGAAATTACATCGTTAAGATTTCCCCATGTAAATGTAAAATAATTTTGACCCGATGTTGAATTATTGGCTTTGAATGCCCAAGTTCCAGAACTTGGAGATCCTGATAAATTTTGACCAATGATTGTTGCGTAGTTAGGTTCAGTTCCATTAGATTTCCACCAGCATTCAACTGTCCACGCACCAGACCCTAAGTTGCCTGATGCTGTTGGAACTGACAAGTAGTTAGAACTTGTAAGTAGCAAACTGCCACCTACGGCGGCTAGCGTAGTGCTTGTGGTTGGAATAGCAATACCGCCTGTTACAGTCAACTTGTTAGCATTGCTTAATACCATTGCTGGTGTAAATGAAATTGCTCCAGAAGCAGATCCACTTGCGGCGGTATAAAAGTTATATTGACCACCAGATACTGTCATCTTATTGGCATAGCCAGTAATAGCATAGATATCATTGCTAGAGCCAGCATAACTATTCCAGTAGATGCTGCCATTGACACCAGTGTTAACAAATGATAGTGCAGAGTTTGTTGTTTGGCTTGAACTACCAATTTGGAAACTTTTCCAACTTGCTGGCCAAGAATAAGGACTACCTGCGATAGCCATGTTGCCATTATTATCAAGTGTCAGTGCTTGATTATAACTTATGCTTGTACCTTGTGTACCTGTTGGAGCTACAAACCATTGGAATTGTCCGCTAGGTGTTTGTCTAAAAATTGTAGCATAACTGTTGGCAATATAAGTGCTGTTAGTAACACTATTATTGTAGTTGTTATAACTTAAATCTACACCGTTAATACTGGTACTAAATGCACCACCTTGAGATAATTGTAGTGCTGTAACGCTACCGCTTGAAGTGCTCCATGCGCTTGGCGTGACATTCAAACCCAAGTAACCATAAGGATCCAGCACCATGTTGGTTGTTGATCCATTTAAAAATTCTATGTTACCTTCAGCTGGTATATTATAGTAACTACCAATAGCTGCTTTTTGATTGCCTGCTCCATTCTTAAAACTGATAGCGCCAGCAGCTTGTGATGCACCTGTGTTGTTTTGGAATATGATACTTTGGTTGCCAGTAAAACGCAAATTACCGTTGACAATTTCTACTTTTTCATTAGGACTAGCCGTGCCAATACCAATCAAACCTGTGCTTGATGCTGTTATGTAACTACTCAGTGCGGCTAAATTTGCGGCTTGTGTCATTTATTGTCCTTAAAAATTAGCTGGATATGTTATTGAAACAACAAACGTATTAGCGGTGGTCAAGTTAGTGTTGACCATTGCCGTGTTAGCATTTGCACTGGCAGCAGTGTTGATACGAACGTTTGTGATACTGGTTGTATTAGGGCCTAAGTGTATATAAATTCCTGTAATCGCTGTGTTTATTAAATAAAATCCAATACTTCCTGCTGAATACACGTTGCTTGAATTAACTGATGTGAACGGCAAACCTGAAAAATAAATGTTACCACTTAACGTGTTAACAGCAAAACCAACTTGCCATGAGCATGTTACCATGGCTCCAACTTTAACATAGTATCCTGCTTGAAGTGTATATGTTGCAGCTCCACCGCCACTTGCAGTTATTGTAGGTGTAAAAGTTCCAGTTTCGTAATCGTTTAATATGCTGTTTGTTAGTGCTGAGTTATTACTAAATTGTACACCTTGCCCCGATACTGGAAACTGTAATGTTCCTGTACTTAACAGACTCATTCCAAGTACAGGAGCAGTTAGAGTAGGTCTTGTGTAAAAGTTCAAATTACAAGCTGTATCACCCTGTGTTGAATTGGCTTTTACACCTTGTATGCCGCCAGTAAATGCAAAGTCTGTAGGAATTGATGTTGAATAACGACCATAGAATCCAATTGCGCCTCCAACACCCGCTGTAGCCGCGGTAGTATCTGAAACTGCTAAACTTGGTTGTGAGAAGTTAGTAGCACCCGAACCAATTGCACCAAACGATTGTATTGGTGCATTACTGTAAGCCTGAATCTGAGAAGTACCAACAATAAATCTACCAGCGTAATCTAAGAATGCACCTACAGTACCAGCACCGTTATCTGCTTTATATGATAGTCGCAAGCTAAGTCCATAGCCGCCTGTTCCGCCACTACCACCAGTTAATGCATCTATAGCGGCGGCATTAGTAGTAGTTCCGCCACTGGCGTTGGGTGCTATAAAATAAATTCTGCCAGCTGTTGTAGAAGTGTTTTGATTTGCATAAGCAATTGGATTAACAAGAACTAATCTACCATCTGCACTTACAAGTGTACCGTCGCCTGATATTGTTAAATTTTTAGCGTTGGTATTTCCACTAATTGGATTAGTGCTTGATGTGCCAACACCTATAAAATTATTTAAATCAACAGTTAATGCTGTTGTTCCGTTAGTCTGTAATGTTAAATTACTTGCTACACTATTAATATTACTAATGCTACCTAACTGTGCTGTATTAACTGTACCAGCACTTGGTGCAATAGTTTGTGTGATTGGGCTAGTGTATTCTACCCAAATATTATTTGATCCTGAAGGCGGAGCACTTGTGAATGTTAAAGTAGTGCCGCTAACTGTAAATGCTGTGTTAGGATTTTGTGCAACGTTAGCCACATGCACTAGAATTTGTGCCGCACTGGCAACACTACTAGGCAAAGTAAATGCCGTAGTACTTCCATTACCGCTAAAGTATGCTACTTGCGCGGTATATTGTTGACTTGTACTTGTATTACCAATGAATGCCATATTAGATTGCCGTTAATGCTGATACCCAAACATCGCCACTTGTAGCCGCGCTGTTGATTACACTTAAACTATCACTTGCTATTAAAACTACTCTGCTACCTTGTATAATTTCTAATGAACCGCCTACTGGAACAGTTGCTTGATATACCAAATAATAGTTCACCGAACTTCTTGTGATATAAACGCTGGTTGTGATTGGAGCTGCTGTAGTGTTAGTCACAATCAAACTGGCGATAGCCACTGTACCAGAAGCAATACTAGATATTACTGTAGCTGCACTTGTTCCTACGTTCTTATAAGCATAACTTGTATTTGCGTATGTTGTCATTTGTTAACCCATCATAAAAGATAAAAAATATGCAGGGTCAGTTGCTATTGTGATGCTACCTGCACCATTTGTAACATACATGCTTTGTCCCGCTGTAATTGTTGCAGCACTATACGTAGTACCGTTTCCAATTGGTATTTGTCCGTTTGCTGGTGTTGTACTTATGCCAAGCCCGCCATAGGTTACACCAATTATTGTTCCTTGCCATACACCAGTACCAATTGTGCCTACTGTAGTTAAACTACTTGTAAGAACTGTAGTACCTAGTGTGCTAGAGCTTAATACTGTACCGCCGTTAATTTGATATACACCACTACTACTTGCTACGTTTACTGTAGGATTATTAATAGTTACTGTACCAGTACTTGCGCCAACGTTTATTGCTGTGGCTGCGCCGCCAAAGTTTAATGTTGTTGCTACAGTATTGTATAAATTTTGTGTTGTTTGACTACCAACTACGGTAGGATTGTTAATAGTTACTGTGCCGGTGCTTGCACCTACTGTAATTGCTGTGCCTGCGCCAAATGCATTTACAGTAGTGCTAGTTGTATTGAATACGTTGGCTATAGCGGCACTAGATACTAGTGTTCCGCCAGTCATTGTCAAATTACCAGCTGTTGTAATTTGCAATAATTGTATTCTTGATACATCGGTACCATTGTAAAATGTTATATTGTCTGCTGTACCAACACTGATACGTCCATTACCGTTAGGAGTGCCTGACACATAATCAATCAATATACCGTCACTATAATATCCTGTATATGATCCGTTGACAGCAAGACCATTTGTAACTACTACGTTGGTATTAATTGTCTGTTGATTAACTGTAGTTGTTGTTCCATTTACTGTTAAATTACCAGTAACTATTAAATTATTGTTGACTGTAGTGGTACCTGTAACGGCACCCATATTAATAGTAGTAGCTGACCCAAACGCATTAACAGTTGTAGCTGTTGTATTGACTAATGCAAACGTAGTACTAGATGTATTCAAACTAGTAGTAATGCTAGGGTTAGTTACAGTTAATACATTAGTGCTGGCATTATATACTATACTAGTATTAATTCTAGCTGTAGTAAGACTTCCAGATGTAAGGCCAGTAAACACTGGATACAATGTACTACTAGAACTATCAGTAGTAATAGTTGCACCGGCTGCTGCCCAACTTAATGCTCCTGATCCATTACTTACTAGTGCATAACCTGGACTAGTAGCATCTGCACTAGGTAACGTATATGTGGTACTACCTGCATTTGCTGGTACAGTTAGTGTGACACTTCCGCTACTACTACCTGCTATAGAAACGCTGCCTTTTACAGATAACACACTGGTGTTACCATTATATGTTAAATTAGTGTTGACTTTGGCCGCGGTAAAATTACCAGTGGTCAATGTAGTCATAGTAGGATATAGTACTGTATCTGTTACATCAGTAGCAATTGCCGCGCCAGCCGCCGCCCAACTTAGCACTCCGGCACCATTACTGACTAGTGCAAATCCTGCGGTTGTAGCATCCGCACCTGGTAACGTCCATGTAACATTACTGGCAATTGATGCCGGTGCTTGGAATCCAATATAATTTCCGCCGCCTGTGGCTGCAAATTTTAATGATGTGGTTAACGAATATAAGTTACCAGCAAGATATGTATTAATATTACCTAATGTAGTAATATAGTTTGTAGGTCCTGCTGGATCAACAATCGGTACAAGTGTTGCACTGCTAACATTACTTTCTGTTGATAATTGTGAAAACTTTATTGACATTTATTATCCAGTTATAAAGTAATAGCCAGTACCACCAGCTGTTAAGTCCATTAATTCTTTGTCTAAGCGTTCGAATTCTTCTTTGGCACTTGATTTTAAATCCGTACCATTCATAGTAATAGGACTACCTGGTCCTGCTATTGAAGCAAATTTAGAACGTGCTTCACCCAACATTTGTTTACATCCAGCTAGAGTGTAATCACGTAACCATTGTTTAGCATAAGGATCCTGAAGCAATACCCAGTCAGGACGGAAATTGTAACTTTGTACAAGAATCTGTTCGCCTTGTGCAAAGGGACGTTGTAAAATATTTAAAATGTGTGTAGTTGGCTTCCACAAGAATTCAATATAACTACCAAACATACGTCCAACTAACTTTTGATAACCAGCAAACGCATCATAAGTTGCTAGTCCACCCATCATACTACCTGACATCAAGTAAGTATTTGTGTAAGCTAGGTTAAACGGTTCAAATAAAGTACCACCTGCACCAATACCAGTTCTTGAGCCAATAGCTCTACGAAACACTTGACGTACTGTGATAACTTCATCAGGTAATCTGTATTCATTTTGATCCTGTATTAGTTCTAAGAACAAGTAACTTTCTTCTACAGCGTTTGAGCTTTTTTGACGATAGCGGTTTAGAGCTTTGTCTAAGGCTGTTTCGTAGTGCAATGGATCCAACTCTACTTCAATCATACCGTCGCCAAGCATGGTTTTTACATACTGAAAAACGGCATTTCGTTCAATTGTTGAGCTTGACTGTGTTGTTGACGGTTGATCGACCATATTTTTGTCCTCTTACTATATTTAGCTATCGATAAATATGTTACTATGCCAAGACTCTCATTATATAAACCGGAAAAAGGGCTTGATTACAAGTTCATAGATCGTCAAGCCTCGGAAATGTTCCAAGCGGGCGGAACTGATGTGTATGTACACAAGTATTTGGGTGCTAATACAGACTCTACGAATGCCACAGCTGATCAGCCTAATTATGCCACAACTGCGGTTACAAACATACAAGATTTGTTATTTTTAGAAAATCGTGACAGAACTTACGATACAGAAATCTACAGAATTCGCGGGTTGTATAATGTACAAAATATCGACTTTAACTTAAGTCAATTTGGTTTGTTCATCGATAACGATACCTTGTACATGACTGTACATATCAACGATTTTATCAAGTACATAGGACGTAAACCCATTAGCGGCGATGTACTAGAATTGCCACATTTACGTGATGATTTTGCCCTAAATGATTTTGATTTTGCACTGCCAAGATACTATGTTATCGAGGATGTAGGTCGTGCTAGTGAAGGATTTAGTGTAACTTGGTTCCCGCATTTATACAGATTAAAACTTAAACGTATTACTGATAATCAGCAATTTGCACAAATCTTTAATCAACAGGCTACAGATGCTAACGGAGATCCTGTAGAAAATACTACTTTAAGAGACTTGTTAAGTACACACAATCAAGAATTACAAATTAGTGATGCTGTAGTACAACAAGCAGAAATAGATGCCCCTAAGAGTGGTTACGAAACTAGACAATATTATACACTGGCTGTTGATCCTACTACAGGAAAACCTGTATTAGATACAGCAGACGAAACTAGTATACTAGCCAGTAATGCTAGTGCTGGTGTTAATGCTAGTTCAACTAATGCTGTTCCAAAACGAAGCGGCTATTCAGGTTATTTGCTAGGAGATGGATATCCTGCAAATGGTTACGAGTTTGGTTTTGGTATTCAGTTCCCTGCAAATCCCGCTGCCGATGATTTCTTCTTACGTGTAGATATGTTGCCTAATAGATTGTATAGATTTGACGGAAAACAAAATGCATGGATTGCTGTAGAAGATTCAGTGCGTATGAACATGACTAATACTGATACTCGTAGTACATTAAAAACTGGATTTATTAACAACGATAACTGGACTTATAACAACGCTGTTGTTAGTGATTTCTCTAACCTTGCTTTGAATGCTACTGTTGCTAGAACATTAATTGATAGTAATGTCACCGGATTATATGTAGTATTGAAATTAGATACAGTTCAATTAGAATATGTAGTTGCAGACCACACTGGAATATTCACATCTTACAGCCACATGAATGCTCAAGGCATCACAAGTAACAAACTACAAATTAATTTACCTATAATTAATGAAGTACAACAAACAATACCATATGCAGGACAATGGACTGTGACAATCTACAATTACAGAGAACCGCAGAAACAATCTATTAGCAAGGTACTTAAACCACAGGCGGATTTATAATGCAACATTTTTATGATGGGCAAATAAGAAGATACATTACGCAGACTATTCGTGCGTTAAGTAACTTTGTGGTCAAATACGGCGACGGTACACTGGTACGTATACCAGTTATGTATGGTGATGCAGACCGTCAAGTGGCTAGTATTATTCGTAATAATAGTGAAAACAAAGTTAATAGCGTTCCACGAATAAGCGTCTATGTAAGTTCTTTGGCATTAGATAGAGATCGATTAAGTGATCAAACTTACGTAGGTACTGTTAATATCCGTGAACGTGATATTGATCCTAATACAAATGCTTATACAACTGGGCAAGGACGCAACTATAGCATTGAACGATTGATGCCTACTCCGTTTAAACTAACTATGAAGTGCGATATTTGGAGTGCTAACACTGATCAAAAATTACAAATACTTGAACAAATTTTAGTTTTGTTTAATCCTAGTTTAGAACTACAAACCACAGACAACTATATTGACTGGACCAGTTTAACTGTATTAAATCTAAACGATATCAACTGGGATAGTAGAACTGTCCCAGTGGGTAATGACACACCAATTGATATTGCTACACTAACATTAGATACTCCTATATGGATTAATCCTCCAGTTAAAGTCAAGCACTTGGGCGTTATTACTAAAATTGTTACAAGCATGTACAATTCAAGTAGTACTAGCGATACTTATATTGACGGATTAGGTCAAGATCCAATGGCGGCTACAACTACATTTACTGATATTTTAAGTTTGGCTATTAATACTCCGCAAGATTATCGTCTAGAAGTTTACAATGGACAAGCTATTTTAATTGGTGCAAATGAAAGCGTGGTTAGTGTTGGCGGCGGCACTTTAGATATTCCAGTTCGACAAGGAACTCCTATTAATTGGAATATATTATTCAGCCAAACTCCTAACAAATATGTAGCTGGGTCTAGTCAACTGTATCTAACACAACCTAACGGTAGTATGATTGTAGGAACGTTTGCTATTAACAGTTTAGATGAAACTATACTACAAGTTAATTGGAATCCAGACACTCTAACAGCTAACACAGGCATAGACAGTCAAGGCAATATAGAACCTGCTGCAGGTTACAATACAAATTCAACACAATATAGACCCAACAGCCCAGGCACATTTGATGCTATCATAAATCCACAAACTTATGATCCAAGCGATCCTAACAAACACGGTACTATTTCATCTATTGCTGTTGGTACTAGATTCCTTATAATTGAGGATATTGGCGCTGTAAATAATACTACAGTAGCTTGGGGTGCATTAGTAGCAAAAGCTAACGATATTATAGAATACGATGGTTCTGCATGGCATGTAATTTTTAATGCTAGCCAGGAATCAAGCATCATGGTGTGGCAGACTAATATATATACTGGAATACAATACTTATGGAACGGTGTTTCCTGGGTTAAGTCATTCGAGGGTGTATACGAGGCTGCTAATTGGAAAATAGTACTGTAAAAGAACCGATAATTTGTAGTGGTGCGTTATTTTACGCTAAATCTACACGACGTTTTTTACTATTACAAAAAGCACACGGCAAGCACGAAGGGTCTTGGGGCTTAGTCGGCGGTACTAATATCACTGGCGAAACTCCATGGCAAGGTCTTCAAAGAGAAATCAACGAAGAAATTGGCCCGTGTCCAGAAATAATCAAAACAATTCCACTTGAAACATTTGTCAGCAATGATAAAGTGTTTAATTTTCACACCTACTTGTGTGTTATTGAAGAAGAATTTGTACCATATCTAAGCGATGAACATCAAGGGTGGGCATGGGCTACTGTAGATCGCGCTCCAAAACCCTTACATCAAGGATTACGCAATAGTTTTAGTTCAAAAACTATTCGCACAAAATTACAAACAGTATTTGATCTAGTGGATTTAATATGAAAGAACATTCAGTTAATTCATTAGATAATTTTATTGCAGGTTGGTATCTTGAAGATACAAGTATATGCGACGAAGTTATTGATTTTTTTAAAAATAGCCCAAATCAAGTTCCAGGAACATTTGGACAAAATTATGCCAAAGTCGATTTAAACGGTAAAGACAGTACTGATGTGTATGTTGAATGGAAGTCCACTATTGGTCAACGTTATTTTAAACATCTTAATCAAGTTGCACAACAATATATTGCCAAATACCCTTATTGTAATGAATATGCCAAATGGGGAGTGATCCAACCATTTAACATTCAATACTACAAACCCGGTGGCGGCTTTTATGGCTGGCACACTGAACGCAGTAGTACCATAATGCCGCTAGTCACAAGACATTTGGCATTTATGACGTATTTAAATGATGTTAGTGACCAAGGAGAAACAGAGTTTTTCCACCAAAAGATTAGGATAAAACCAGAGAAAGGCCTTACACTAATATGGCCTGTAGACTGGACACTAACACATCGAGGAATTCCTTCCCCCAGTCAAGAAAAATATATAACAACGGGGTGGTTTAACTACGTATGATTAGTTTCTTTTTTAAACGTCGTCAAAGAACTGTAGACTGTTTTACCGACGATCCTAGTGCTTACAAATATCATGCTATCACTCCGGCTGCAGATTACTATCCAGAGTGGTGGTTAAAAATGCCCAACTATCAAACTGTTCCTGATAAAAATGGGTTGGCTGTTGATACTCCTACTATAAAACGATGTGTCGGGTTGATGAATTTATATCAACGAGGAGTAGTATTACCTTTATGGTCAAGTATTGCTATCGAAACTACACAAGAAGGTTATAGATATTCATTTGCCAAACAACATTATAACAAAGAATTACCATTATCGGATTATCATCCAGATTGGCAAACAGGCCCAGCATTTAATGATGTATTACATTTAAAAATGATTAGCCCTTGGTTCCTTGTTCAATCGGAATATTACAAATATGTATTTCAACCGATGACTTGGAATACTGTAAATCAGTGGAATCAGTATACAATTCTGCCAGGCGTTATGGATTTTAAATATCAAAATTCCACTAATGTCAATATGTTCCTTGCTAAAAACAGTCGAATTGACATTGAAGCCGGTACTCCTATGTACCAAATTATACCAATAACTGATGATGAAATTATCTTTAAAAATCATTTAGTCGAAACAGAACATGTAAAAAAAATTTACAATAGTAGATTCGGAACTTATTCCAATTCTTATAAAAATATTAAGAAATTTTATGAAAATAAAAAACGTTGCCCTTTAGGATTTTAAATGATTAAAGATATTATAGTATTAGATGATTTTATTTGTAAACAATATCAAGATGATATTGAAACAACATTATTAGGAGATTCAAACACTCCTTGGTATATGTTAGACGATGTTACACTAGGATTTAAAGATCTTCCTAGTAAAAACTTTGGACTAAGTCATGTGTTAAAAAACGACCACGGCATCATTAGTAATCTTTATCGATTTATGATGCCCATGGTGTTTACAGCTATAGATAAAATTGGTTACACAGTTACCGATGTATATTTGGCAAGAAGTTTTACACAGTTGCCATCACTTAATAACGAACCCAATTGGCCGCATGTGGACATGAATATTCCACACCTAGTATGTTTGTATTATGTAAATGATTCACAAGGCGATACTGTTATCTATAACGAAATGGTCGATGATGTGCTTGTTACTGAAGTTAATACATATCAATACACCGAGCTTCAACGTATAACTCCTAAAAAAGGAAGAGTTGCTATTTTCAGTGGTACTAGATTTCATTCTAGTGGAAAACCTGTTAGTGGCAAAAGATGTATTCTTAATTTTGATTTAAATGTTAAACCACAATAATTATTTTCCTGTCGAACCCTGGTTTCCTGTTCCATTATATATTAATTGGGTAAGCCAAAAAAATTTTAATGGTATACAACAAGACTTTCAGCGGGTCGTTGATATATTAAAAGCAAATGGCACTTTTACATATCGCGAAGACTGGAACAGTCATAAAACTAGTGACGTTACTTTTACAAAAAACTTGTTTGAAGAACATAATTTAACTTTATTTCAACAAGAACTAGACGAGCATATTTTCAATTATTTAAATTTAATTAATAGTCCAGTTGCTAAAAAAGAAGAAAATTTTAAATATAAGATATTTGGCAGCTGGATGACACTAAGTACTAAAAAAGACTACGCACACATTCATACACACGGAAGTAGTGACCTTTCTGGAGTTTATTACTTCCAAACTAACGGCAATGATGGTAGTATTTTCTTTGAAAATCCTAGTAAGTATTTGGAAAATTCCTATTGCTTTTCGCATATAGATAGTAGAGCATCTTGGAAACCTGAAGTGGGTAAGTTACTATTATTCCCAGGATGGTTACCTCATGGCGTAACTACTAACACAACTGACCACGAACGTATTAGCGTGAGTTTTAATATTATATTTGAGAGGAATTATGGTTGAACTTTGGTTTCCAACACCTATATATTATGGAGATATAACAGGTGACACATTTACTACTGTACAAGAAGAGTTCGACTCTGTCTTTAAAACACTAATCAATGATAGGACATTTCAATATATGCCGGATTGGAATAGCCATTTATTAAGTGATATTAAGTTTGAAAAAAACTTAATAGAAGATTATCATCTCGATGCTTTCAGAGACGAATTAGATCGTCACATACAAGAATATTTAAAAGAAATAGAATTTCCAGGTAAAAAGAAATATAAAATTGCCGCATCCTGGATGAGTTTTTATCAAAAAGGTGACTTTGCACATACTCACTGTCACGGAGATGCTGATTTATCAGGTGTATACTATTTTAAATCGGTTAACGAGAATGGTAAAATCTTTTTCGATACTCCTGTGAAGACTTTGACTAATTCTTATTGTTTTAAGCATTTGGTTAGCAGAGTTTATTACCCTCCTAAAGAAGGAAGACTAATGCTTTTTCCTAGTTGGGCAGAACATGGTGTGCAAACTATGACAGAGGAAGGTCATAGAGTTGCTGTTAGTTTTAATATAGAATTTGAGAGATAATATGAAAATTGCTGTATTAGGTGCCGGTACCGCTAGTTGTATTTTTAGTATGATTGCTTGCAGGTTTATTTCTAAGCCTGTTGAAATTACTTGTATTCATGATCCTAGTATATCTACTATACAAGTGGGCGAAACCGCTAGTCCAGCAATATTATCTGCACTACAAGATTGTTTAGATTTTGAAGTATCTGAAGATTTAGAAAAATTAGATGGTACATTACGTACCGGAGTTAAACATTTCTGGAGTCAAGCTAGCAATGATTTTTCTATACTATATGATAGACAATTTGGTATACACCTAAACAGTACAAAACTTAGCGAATTTGTCATGGGTCGCTTAAAAGAAAAATATCCTTTCTTTAAAGAACAACATGATACAATAATCAAAACAAACAAAACCACAGGCGAAGTAACAACAGAATCTGGCTCCGAAGTATTTGATTTAGTAGTGGACTGTACAGGATTTGCTAACCCTGAATTATTTAAAACAGGTGTGTTAGTTAAACCTTCGTTTGCAGCTGTTAACTCTGTTATTATCTGGCCTGAATGGAAACAATACAACGAATATTATACTACAGCTCAAATACACGATAATGGTTGGATGTTTGGAGTTCCCCTTACATCAAGAAAAGCATGGGGATATTTGTACAATAACGAAATTACTACATATGAAGAAGCCAGAGAAGATTTTAAACGGTTAAAAAATCTCGATGACGACACGTTAGATAAATGTCGTAGTTTTTCATGGAATCAATATCTAAGAGTTAAAGCTATTGACGAGCGTGTGTTATTTCTTGGTAATAATTTATTTTTCTTTGAGCCAGCAGGTGCAATACCTTTGCACTATTATTTGAATATTAGTAGAATTATTTCTGAAGATTTTGGAAATGTTGAATTTAATTGGCGTTATCATAAAATGATTAACACATATCATCAACAAATGATGAATCAACATCAAGATGTAACTGCTATTGCTTACGCAGGTGCTAATCGACTAGAAACTGACTTTTGGAATAAAACAAAAACGTCTGCAATCGCTAAATTACAGACGTCCGATGATTGGCACAAGTGGCTTAGAAATCAATTAGAAACTGATCATTATTTTACTCACCCAAAAGAATTAATGATTCAATACATTAATAAATTTGGGTTAGATCTTGATCAGTTTTTGTAAATATTTTCTTTCAAGTATTCTATTATACTAGGATAGTCTTTAACAGCTTCATTCCATGTTGCTGTATGTTTACCTACAGCCTCTACTTGCTTGCTAAAATACTGTTTGGCATCTATCAAATCATATAAGAAATTATAAGCTGATAGCGTTGACATATCGCAAGGGTTATAATTCATACCTGCAGCAATACAATGAAAACCGCCTTCTGGATTAAATTGGAATCGTTGATATCTTTCCATAGAATATGTTTTAACTCCTGGGATTGCTACAGCCTTTGGTTCGCTGAGTGTAGGATCGTAAACACGTTCCAGGTTATCTCTCCAATAATCTGTATCATCTCTTACGCTTAGTGCATAATGCATGGCTACAAATTCAGCAAATTGTCTAAATTCAGCTTTACATGCTAGGTTAAATCCATCACGTTCGAACCTACTAGATTGTCCTCTGCTAAGAGCTCTTACAAGATGCATTAAAAATTTGTGTACTGTGTACAACCCATTAGACTCTAATGGTTCAATAAATCCAGCACTTAATCCAATAGCACACACATTCTTTTCCCAGACTCTTTCATGAATGCCTGTACGCATTGTAATATTTTTAAATTCTAATCCTTCAGTTTCGTATCCTTTGGATTTTAATTTTTCAATAAATTCTGTTTTAGCAGCTTCATCTGAAATGTACTTGTCACTATAAACATATCCTGATCCCATACGGCTCCATAAAGGAATTTCCCACATCCAACCGTTAGATAATGCGGTACAGTTAGTATACACTACAAGTTGTTTTTCTTTATCTGTGTATTCTATTTTTGTTGCCCAGGCTTTATTATTAGGCAACATATCTGCGTAACTTTCAAACGGAACATTAAGTGCTTTATCTAATAACAAGCTCTTAAATCCTGTGCAATCGATAAACAAATCAGCAGTAACTTTAGTACCATCAGCTAGTATTAGATGTTCGACTCCAGTTTCTCCAGTTTGTACATCTTGTACTTCTGCTTGTATATGTGTTAGACGGCCTTTACAATATACATCACGCAACCAAATGCCAAACTTAGTTGCATCAAATTGAAATGCTGTTGTTCTTAAATATTGGTATCCTGGTAATACGCCGTTTAAATTTTTATCAAACTTATTAGCGTTAACTAATGCCATGGTTGAAAAATAACTATCAGCATAACTGCTATTTGGAGTTTCTGGGTACAGAGCTTTCTTAATATGCCAGTCGTTTATACCAGTAACCGATTCTTCTAAAACAGGAAAACCGAACGGATAATGAAATCCTGTATCACCTACTTGATAAAAGTCTTCAAATCTAATACTAAGTTTATAAGTAGCATCACATGCGGCCATAAAATCAGTATCTTTAATGCCTAGCATGTTTAACCAAACATTTATACCTTGAATAGTGCTTTCGCCTACACCAACTGTTGGCACATCTGGGCTTTCGATTAAGACAATTTCTTTATTTGGAAATTGATTTACTAGTGTAGCTGCTGTCATCCATCCAGCACTACCACCTCCAACAATTACAATTTTATTTGTACGCATATTATTCCTCTAAGTCTAATATATAGCAATTATATATTAACTAGATTGCAAATGCGATAAAAAAGGAGCCGAAGCTCCTTTTTATGAATGTAAATAAATTACATTTTTCCGTGGTCGGCTACTTCACTAGCTGGAACAGCAATAGGCTGAGGAGGAGCGTTTTCCAGTCCAGTTGGATGATATGTTTCTGTAACTTCCAAAGGAGGTAAATTTTCTGGAGGAATATGATCAGCCATAACTTGCTGAGCAACTCCTTCGTGTGCTGCTTTATGTTGGGCATCTAATTCTGCTGCCGCAGCAGCGTCGGCTTCAACTTGTGCCATTACTTCGGCCCATGTTGGAGGTTCTAAACCTTGAGGATCTTCCCATTGAGTAAAATTAGTACCTTCTAATTGATAGACGGCACCTGGACGAAGTTTCCACATAGCGACATCGACGCCAAATGTATAAGTTGGTAAAAATTCTGACATAGTTTTTCCTTTATTTCAAAGACAATATTTATATTGACTTATTAATCCCATTTAATAATTACGATACCGTCGGCACCGTGTCCGCCAGCATTATTTGTATTGTAGTGGCTTCCACCACCACCACCACCGCCGGTATTTTGTCCAGCATTAGCACCTTGTAGGTTAGCTTGTAGGCCGTTTGCTCCGATGTTTCCACGATCACCCCAATGTAAACTCCAACCGCCACCGTATTGACCAGCAATAGCTGAGTTACCGTTACTAACAGCACCTCCACCTCCGCCACCAAGACCGCCAGAGCCGCCATTACTAGAATATCCAGATCCAGCGCCGCCGCCAGCAAAATATAGCATGGTTCCCAAATGATTGAATGGCAATCCTGTGCCGCCGTTTGCCGGGCTGGTAGATCCAGCAGTTCCTGCTCCACCACCACCACCTGGATACCAAGCGTAAATTCCAAATGATCCAGAATTTCCTTGTCCTGCTGTTCCTGATGCTGCTGCACCACCGCCGTAGCCGCCGGAGCCAGCAGAACCACCGCTTGGTGCTTGTGCTCCTCCCGATGCTCCACCACCTGATCCTCCAGAACTTGCTGGATATCCAGATTGATCATGGAAACTTGCGCCACCGCCACCGCCGATAGCAGTTAATGTACCAAATACACTATTGCCGCCATTTTGTCCACGTTCAGTAGCACGATCGCGAGCTTGGGCGCCACGGCCTCCTATGCCAACTGTTACAGAATATGATTGACCTGGTTGCACTTGGTAGCCATCTTTATACAATAATCCACCGGCTCCGCCACCGCCAGCCATATCGCATCCGCCGCCTCCGCCGCCGGCAACCACTAGTACTCTAACACTGTTGACACCTGGAGGGCAAGACCATGTGCCCGATTGTAAAAACATACTGCATTTAGTTGGCATCTGATAGCGAACAATAACAATACCATGTCCGCCTGCGGCACCAATTGCTCCTGCACCACCGCCGCCTCCACCGCCGCCGGTGTAGTTGATACCTTGGCTACTACCAGCAATTGAGCTGCTCTGTCCCCAGCCTTGTCCGCCACGTCCGCCACTTTGTCCGCCCATGCCAAATGCACTGTTCTGTAAATATGCACCGACTGCTGCTCCGCCACCCAATCCATAGTTATTTCTGCCAGCTGGATATCCACCTGCTCCACCGCCGCCACCATATGGCATTGCTCGTCCGGAAATATCATATAATACTCCAACGCCGCCGTTGCCTCCTGAGTCTCCTAATCCATCACAGTATCCTGGGCCACCGGCTCCGCCGCCGCCACCTGCTCCTGCATTACTGAGCGTAACATTTCCTCCGCCGGCATTTCCAGCTCCTGGTTGATAACCAGTAGAATATGAGCTGTATGCTACACCGCCACCTGATCCACCGGCCCCGTTAGTGCCAGTGCTACCGCTATTGTATGGTTGGCCGGCTCCGCCGCCTAATGCAAATATATTTCCAAATTGGCTGTAACCTCCTTGATTTCCAACAACGTTATTTCCGTTTACTAACTGTCCGCCTGCACCTACTACTACAGGAATACTTGTTCTTGCAGTAACAGCATACTGAGCATTATAAATTACTCCGCCTGCTCCGCCTCCACCTCGCGGTCCGTTACCATTGTTGTTACCGTCATATGTACTAGCACCGCTACCACCTCCGCCTACTACAAGAACTTCTACGTTGCCTGTAAAGTTAGGAGTAAAATACTGAGCGCCGCCAATATTACGATAAAAATGTGTTCTATATCCATTTGCTTCGATATCAGTAGCTGTATAAACTTCTGGCTTCCAAATATATACGCCTGATACACCGTCACCTGTATACGTTACGTTTGTAGTGCCAGTACTTGAATTTGACAACGCCCACACATAGTCCGACGATGTATTTGCCTGATACCAATAAGTAGATTTTAAACGCATCCAACCATTACCTGCATCAAATACTTCACCAATTGCACCAGTACTTTGGGTCACTGTTCTGTTAATTAAGTCAAAGTAATTATATGCGTAACCGCCAGATCCGCCGTGACGCATTAAGAAATATTGACGACTACGATATTTTACATAAACACTCATGACACTCATGAATCCATATCCGCTACCATTACTTGGCAACTGATAAATTCTATGGTCAATATTAGCTGATGTGTTTTCAGTCATTATAAACGCAGTGCTACTACCATCAGGTGCTATTTGACCTGTAGTTATTGTAACGTTATTCTGCGTCCAAATAGCGTTTGTTAAATCATTACTATAAGTTAACATGTTTGAACTAGCATAGTTCACTTTAGGTTGACTAGATTTCCAACCATAAACATCGCTAGTTTCTAAAACTTGGCCGTCGGTATTATAACGTAATTGTCCAATATCTGCATCATTATTATATCGAATAATAATAACACCGCTACCGCCTGAACCAGTAGACCCTCCAGCTCCGCCACCGCCACCGCCTCCGGTGTTAGGTACTCCATTAGGGCTTGCTCCGCCGTTGCTATTTCTATTATCTCCATCGCCACCGCCGCCAAGGCCACCACGAATCATATAATTAGTACCGCCGGCACTTCCTCCTCCGCCATACCACTGACTTGTTCCAGTAATATTAAATGGTAAACCGTTACCGCCAGCAGCTCCATAACCCAAGTTTTCACCTCCTGGTCCGCCTGCACCGCCACCCCCGCCACCTCCGTAAGAGCCGTTTTGCAAACTTACTCCAGCGCTGCCACCGCCTGGATATCCTTGTCCGTAGATTGCGCGGCCACCGCCTCGAGTTGCAGGTGTATATAATTGTCCTAGTGCGTTTGGCCCAGTTGAGTTTCCACCACCTCCGCTTGCACCATCATATCCTTGACATTGGTAATAGTAGCCACCACCGCCACCACCATATGCAATGATAGTTCCAAACACGCTATTGCCTCCAGCTTGACTTGGTTGTCCTGGAGATCCGCCACCACCGACAGTATAACTAACTGATCCACCTGGAGTTACAGCATAGTTTGATTGATAAACAACTCCTCCTGCGCCCCCTCCAGCTGCAACGTCAGCTCCTGATCCGCCTCCGCCGCCTACTACTAGTACTTGTACGTTACTAACACCTGCCGGAACGTTCCAAGTTCCCGACCCTACACTGGTTAATTGAACTACTGTAGCCGATGCTTGACTTGAACGCTGTCCCGATGTTCCTGCAGGAACACTTGCTGATCCTGTAACTGTGGTATTTTTTAATGTTGCCATTTATATTAAATCCAATTTTGAAATATTTATTAAGGTCCGCCTGGTGTCCAACGAATTACGACACATCCGCAACCGCCTTTACCACCATTGATGAATCCAGTGCTATATGCTCCGCCTGCTCCGCCGCCACCACCGGTTCCTGGAACTCCGTGTGTAGCATTGTAATAGCCGATGCTTGATCCACTTTGACTTCCTCCTCCAGATCCTCCACCACCAATGCCGCCTTGGCCGCGTTTAGCAGCAGCACTTTCGCCACCACCGCCACCACCGCCACCGTAGCCTTTTAAGAATCCTTCAATAGCATAGTATACTCCATCACCGCCATTACCACTGAATCCACGGCTAGTATCGTTAGGATTTACAAAACTTGTTTGTCCTGCTGTGCTTGCACCACCGCCACCACCGCCCATATAGAAACCATTGTATGCTTGTGGGCCAAGAGCATTTCCGCCAGAGTTGCCCATTCCAGTAATACCAGATCCACCGCTGATAGTGCCGTTAGTTCCGCCACCAGCACCGCCTCCAGATCCGCCAGATCCGCCTGCTTGGTTATTCCATGCGCCACCATAGCCTCCACCGTTGGCTACCACAGCATCAAATTGACTGTTGCCTCCAACTGATCCAACGGTCGAATTAGTTCCACCATTAACAGCTTGACTTCCGCCGCCTCCGGCTCCGCCATCTCCTACTACAACTGTATATGTATTACCTGCTGTGATAGCATATTCCGGCATGTAGATAACTCCTCCGGCTCCACCGCCTCCGGCTCCACCGTTACCAGAGCCACCGCCGCCACCGCCGCCAACTACTAGTAATTCTACTTTAGTTACGCCTGTTGGTGCTGTCCAACTTGTGGTTATTGGTCTGTCCCATTTTAATGCTACAGTTCCTGGATCCATTGACAGATATCTTACACAGACAAATCCGCTGCCGCCAAAACCTCCTGGATTTCCATAGTTATAGTGACTTCCGCCTCCGCCTCCACCACCAGTATTTTGCCCGCCGTTACCACCAGCTTGGTTAGATTGAGCGCTAGATTGGCCGCCGCCGCCTCGTTGTCCACGGTTTAATCCGCCTAAGCCACCTTGTGTATATCCAATGGCTCCTCCACCACCGCCTCCACGGCCTCCGTCTCCACCATTAACATCTGAGTAAGTGCTGCCACCTCCACCACCTCCATACCACTGCATTTGTCCAGTGATATCAAAAGCCAGTCCGGGACCACCGTGTGGTTGAGAGTTGGCATTCACGCCTGGACCGCCAGCGCCTCCGCCGCCGCCTGGATAATAAGAACTGTAGCCGTATCCACCATTATGCCCTTGGCCTGGTGTTCCCAATCCGCCTGCACCATAAGTTTGACTGCCTGGAGTTGTATTAGGAGTTACACCGTTATTATATCCAGAGCCGCCGCCACCAGAACCGCCGTTATTTCCATAACTGTATGTGTTAACTGTCCAGTAACTACTTCCTCCAGCTCCGCCGCCATAGGCAATTAAACTGTCAAATACACTATTACCGCCGTTGGTTCCTTTATTTTGTTGGTGTCCAGTAGCAGTTAAATAACCTGCGCCAGTTCCGCCAATACCAACACCAACCATAATTGGCACGTTGGCTGCAACAAAGTATGCTGGATCGTATAGTACTCCTCCACCGCCACCGCCACCACCCATATCTGAACCACCACCACCACCGCCACCTACTACTAGGACTTCTACAAATCCTGAGTAAGCTGGGGTAAACGCACTAGTGCCAGAAGTAAATGAGTGTATTTTATAACCTTTGTGGTATCCTATAACATGACCGCCAGCGCCACTTACGCTAGCACTATTTTGTGTAACACTGGCAGATGCTACTGGCGCCCAATATGCTCCGTTAAAAGTTTCTGTAATTTGTAATTCAATATTGAAACGAACAGTTCCAATAGCAGCACTAGTTGTATAACGAAGAATTACACAACCTGAATTTCCAGGGCTTCCGCTATTAGCTGTATTTCCTGCCCACGTGCCACCAGTAGTTCCGCCGGCGCCGTTACCGCCAAACCCATAAACACCGATAAAATTGTTAGAAGAATCATAACCAGCACCGTAAATAATACTGCCGTCATTTGAGCCGTAGCCGCCGCCAGCATAAGCTGCACGAGTACCAGTGATCGAATAATAGACTGGAATACCGCCGCGTGCCTGATACGCATTAGAATTTTGACCTAGCCCAGAAAATCCCGGGCCACCTGCGCCGCCGCCAGATCCACCACTCCAAGTACCGGCACTTGAAGCTCCACCTGGATTACCTTGTCCAGGATAAGAACTTGCACCGCCAGCACCGCCAGCTGCACCACCTTGATAGTCGCCACCACCACCACCGCTGGCTCCAGCTGATCCTGGGCCATTTCCTGAATAACTGCCGCCTCCGCCACCGCCATAAGCAATTAATTGGTCAAATTGACTTTGACTTCCGTTGCCGCCTTTTTGTGGGTTAGCTGTTGGTGCTGATCCGCCACCGCCTACTACTACTGTATAACTATTTCCTGCCGTAACTGGATAACGGCTATTGTATACAACTCCGCCTGCACCGCCACCACCTCCTACGTCCCACCCACCTGCTCCACCACCGCCTATGACTAGTACTTCTACGGCACTAACACCTGTTGGTGCGGTCCAAGATGTTGAACCAACTGTGGTAAATTGTGTCACTGTTGTATAAGGACGTTGGGCACTTGTACCCTTTGGTAGTGAAATGTAACTTGAGTCTGATATGCTTAAATTTGTTAATGTTGACATTATTATATTCCGTGTCTACCGCGTTCTGCGTTAAAATTCTGAGCTACTTCTTGAGCTGTTAATGGTCTATTGTAAATTCTACAAATTGATAGTTTTCCGTTCAAATATCCACCATAAGTTCCAGTAGTTACATAACCTGTAATATAAAATGGACTGTTTGTATAGTTTGTTTGACTTGATTCAAGAACACCGTTTATGTACAAATAAGTATTGTTAGTGTCAAACACACCAATAGCATGATACCAACGACCTGGCACATGTACAGTTGTTGAATTAAGATCGTTATATGAACTACTAGTAGTTCCAATAACTTCCCAACGCATAGTTGCATTTGAATTCATATAGAAATTCAAATAACTGGGAGTAGGACTTATGCTTAAAAATCCTTGTCCGCTGCTGATGCTGTTGAGGAAATACCAACATTCAAATGATCCGCCACTGTGGAAATCAAAATTGTATGTGATTGGAGTAGTCGTATAACTGTTACTTCCGTTGTAAACTAAAGCCTTATACTGATTGTCATAGGTAATATTGTTGTTTACCATGACCATGTGATAGAAACCTTTAATGTCATACCACTGATAAGGATCCACTGGATCATCATTTAACAACGCACTGAGGCTGGGTTCAGTACCATCTAAAGGATCAACACGAGGTCTGTAAAACTGTTGACGAGCACTTGTATCACTTGTATAATACAAATATGTACGTTGATTAATACTGCTGCTACTCATCACAAAATCAGTCTGTCCACCGTACATCTTGTAGTCGGGGCCGCCTTCAACAGTATACAGTCCGCTTTGAGGATGTAAGTTAGTTGCACCACTCTGACGACTGTTTGGATGACAATGTGCTACCCACAAAAACCATTGGTTTATCTGTACTGGCCACCCAAGTGCATAAAAATAAGGATTGCCGTTGGCTGAAAGATCGCTGGTGTTATTAACGTTGTTGGTGCCAAAATATGTGGTGCCAGTGCCAATAACTGTTCTACGAATCCATTCTGTAAAACGATGAGGTTTGGCCGGATCCACTGTGAAGGTATTACTGTTCCATCCGCCTTCACCGTTGTTAGTTGCTTGGGCACGAGCTTCCCAAAGAATGTTATAACGACCCCAAGGATCGCTGCCAATCAAACGCTGATTAGCACTGGTAGTACCGTTTAAGTTAAATGTACCAATACTATTATTACCTGTATCCCATACATTATCATCTAATAATTTTTGTGGATAAAATACTTTACTTCTAGGATGGCCTGCATCCCAGTGTGCTATCAAACCTTTACCAACAATTTCATGACTGGCTGATTGTGTGATCCAGCCTTTATCACCATTATACAATTCAAAATTGCTGGTTGTTGTGTTGTATCTAATCAATCCGCGATTGGTACTGCCCTGTCCTGGTAGACTGTTGTATCTTATAATAACAACACCGCTGCCTCCGCTGGCTGAGGTAATTGCTGCTGCATTGGCACTACTCACATTATTTGAATTTCCACCTGCGCCGCCGCCTGTTCCAGGAGATCCGTTATATCCGCCTGCAGAATTACCGGTTGAACTAATTGCTTGTGCTCCACCACCGCCGCCTCCAACACCGCCAGCGCCTGGTTTTCTGCCACTGAGCGTAGGAGGATCTGTCCAATCGGCTGCACCACCACCTCCACCGCCAGCATAATAAGTTGCGTAACCTGTAATTGAAAATAGCAATCCTGGACCGCCTTGTCCTGCTTGAGTGTCGGTTGAGTTGTTTCCAACTCCGCCTGCGCCTCCACCGCCACCCCCAGTGCGAACTACACCTCCACCAGTGCCGCCTGCAAATCCCTGGCCGCTTGTGCCTGCGGCTCCTGAGTTTACTTGATAAGACCCGCCGCCTCCAGATCCGCCTACAGCTGCAGATACTCCATTATAACTTCCGCCTCTTCCACCGCCAATTGCTGTTAATGAATCAAATATACTATTACCGCCATTGTTTCCTGGAGTATTTTGACCGGTTACACCTGCGCCTCCAGCGCCAACTGTTACTGTATAGCTATTTCCTGGTATAACTGTATAAGCTGAATTATATATAACTCCGCCTGCACCGCCACCGCCACCGCCAGTGGCGTAATCACCATTACTTGCGCCACCGCCACCAGCAACTACCAATACTTCAACACTGGCCACGTTTGTGGGTGCTGTCCAAGTTGTTGATCCTGGTTTGCTAAAAATTTCCACAGTTTCGGTTGAATAATTAATGATAACGACCCCAGAACCGCCAGCACCACCGGCGTAACCTTGAGTCCCGCCGCCACCACCGCCACCTGTACCAGCAGTACCAGGTTGTCCTATAGTATTGTTATATCCATAAGGACTACTTGTGCCGCCACCGTAACCGCCGCCACCAGCTCCACCTACACCAGGCCAACCATGGACTTGTGCGCCAGCGCCTCCGCCGCCGCCTCCAGCATACCAAGTTGGTACTCCTGAAATAGCATATAGTAATCCTTGTCCGCCTGTTCCTGCGATTTCTTTTACGTTACTGTTACTACCTGCACTGCCTGCGCCACCACCACCACCGCCGGTATAATATGTTCTATTACCTTGCCCACCACTATTTCCTTGGTTAGCTGTTCCGCTGGCGTTTAAATTTGAATCAATGGAGCCGCCACCACCAGATCCGCCATTAGCACCGTTATCTGGATTACCAGAGTCTGAGCCACCACCACCACCACCAATAGCTGTTAATGTATCAAAAACACTATTGCCACCGCTAACACCTGAACCTATATTACTGCCGCCGTTTTGGCCGCCAGAGCCTGCTACACCACTAGCACCACCAGCACCGCCAGATCCTACCGTGACAGTATAACTATTTCCTGGCGTTACGGTATATGCTGGGTTATAAATTAAACCGCCAGCACCTCCACCGCCCCCAAACGAAAAACCACCTCCGCCTCCACCGGCAACTACTAGAACTTTTATTTTAGTCACGCCCGCTGGTGCCACCCAGGATGTTGTTCCAGTAGAAGTAAAACTAACGATAGTTCGTTGTGCTGTAGATCCAGCTGGAATTGTTAAACTACTGGTATCGCTAACTGTGGTGTTTTTAAGAATTGCCATATTGTTTATTTACTATTTGTCAAACTATCAATTTTTTCGTTTAGTGCTTTAATACTCTCAATTAGATACGCTGTTAGTTTAGTGTATTGAATTCCGTATGGTTTACCGTTTTTATCTAAACTTACTAGATCTGGAATAATTTTATAAACTTCTTCAGCAATCAAACCTGCTTCGTGTTGATGTGTATCTTTACGATCATATGTTACACCAACAAGTTGCAATATTGCATTTAATCCGTCTGTAATCGGATTTACATTTTCTTTAAAAGCAATACTAGATGTTTCTACTAGAGTAGCTGTTGTAATTTGTCCTGTTACACCAATACCACCTGTTACTTGTAATGTACCTGTAGTAGTTGTTGTACTAGCTACGCCGCCGGTTAATGTTGTTATACTGCTAGCTGTTAACGTTGTAAATGCGCCTGAACTTCTGGTACTTGCACCAATAGTCATATTATTAATAGCGCCAGTTGTAGTTGGGTTAATTGCTAACGAGCCGGCACCTGTAGGACTAATTGTAACGGCTCCAGATGAATTACCACCAATTGTAACTGTTCCAGATCCTGTTGGGCTAAAGTTAAGAACTTGGTTGGCTGTAGTAGCTGTCATGTTACCTTGATGTACTTCAGCTTGCCCTGCTGTTCCCAATGTTAACGATGATGCTGCTGGACTAATAGTGACAGATCCCGAAGCACCTGATGGACTAATAGTAACGGATTGTCCTACGGGACTTAAAGTTACAATACTGTTTGCAACTAAAGAGCCGTTTGCTGTTAGTGTACCGCCAAATGTTCCAGTAGACCCAACTAAAGGTCCGCCTTCGTTACTCATTAAAATATAATCAGTACCGTCAGATGCAATCATAAAAAATGCTTGATTAGGAAAAGTCTGACTGGTAGCTGCTGTTAATCCAGTTCCTTTAATATTTCCACTTGGAGAACTTAGTGTAATTGTACCACCAGAATTGTTCCAAAAACTTTGAACAATTCCAGGATAGTTTACCGGATTTGGTAATGTTACAGTACCAGCCGCTGTGGTAAAAGTTGTAACTAGACCAGATGACGGAGTAACGATTACTGTACCGTTACCTGAAGTCTGCGATGTTGTTGATACTGTATTATAACGTGCCATATTTTGATCTCTCTAATTCTTATTAACTTGTTGATGTTTCAATACCGTAAACTGTACAGTTTACGTTTGCAGTATTTGAATACACTACAATTTGTAGTCCTGAATTCAGTACTAATCCAGTACGTTCAAATACACCGTTAGCTACAATAGTAGTTTGATATTCAATGTATTCTTGAATGTTAGGTGTTGCACTAGATGCCATTGCAAGATTTATTTGAATAGCTGTTGAATTTCTATTTGTGATAGAAACGTTAACTACTGAATAAATGTTACTTGGTACAGTATAAACTGTAGTAAGTGTTGTTGCTGGAATTAGTGATACGCCTAATCTTCCTGTGTTTGTTGCCATAATTTATTTCTCCGTTTTTATTTTTGCATGAAGTACATTACTGCTACTGGAGCACCATCGATGCCGCCTGTAAAGTTCATCTTTGCAGTTACATTTATCTGTACACCAGTTGTAGTAGATATTGTATTGTTAGCAATATATATCACCCCAGACGTTAGTGTATTTACGTTTAGTGAGCTTGCGCCTCCACCAATTTGTGCTGTAATATAACTCTTAATAGCCTTTTGAGTTGGTACAACACTATCGCTATTAGCTGTGAAGTATGGGTCTGTACTAAATTGTGTAATAGTTGCAGATCCTACGCCTAAACTAACTGCACCAAGAGTCAAACTGTTCAAACCACTTAGGTTAAACGCACTAGCGTTCAATGTAGCTGTACCAGTTGCCTGTTGAACTCCGAACAAGTTACCTACGTTAAAGTTACCGTCTTGGTCTGTACTTGTAAAGAATACACGACCGCCACCTGAACTATTTGTTTGGTTAGCTTGAATAGCATTATTTGGATTAACGTAAGGGTAATTTGTTGATGCAAAATTGCCAGTACCAATATACAAGAAGTCATGTCCAGTTAAACGAACTTGACTGTATTTCAATCTTGTAGTGATTAAATCGCCGTTTGCTGGAGCATTATATACTGATAAACTTGGATTAATTTGGAAAGTAGCTGTTTGATTTCCTGCTGTTCCTAACAAGTTTGTAACTGCAACCAGTTTATACCACACACCTGAAATGCTATTGAATTGTACGTTAGCTCCTGGTGTAGGTGCAGCAAATAATCCAGATACATTAATAAAGTTGCTCGGTTGATAGATATCACAGAATCCGTCACCGTTAGTTGATGTAGAAGCTGTAGTATTCAATGTACCTCTATTACTAAAACTTGGATTTGCTAATATACCAATACTTGTTCTTACTCTAGTAGCTGCTGTCTTAACTTTGTTAGGATCAGTTTGAGTAGCAATTGGTCCGCAAGAGAATGTGCCACCAGTTACTGTGCCAGCTGTTAATGTTAATGCTGCACCGCCGCTGGTTGTACTAATACTAAAACTGTTAGAGCCTGGAGTTACTACATAGTATGTAACATTATTAGTTAAACCAATTGCGCTACAATTTTGGAACTCAATAGGTTGATTAGCCAACATTGTTGCTCCACTAGCGGTAGCTACTGTAATAGTTGTACCGCTTGCAGATGTCACTGATCCTTTAGCAAAACCAGATCCTGGTTCAATCATACGAATTTCAGTTACTACACCTGATGCAACTTTCATACGTCCTGCTGGTGTTGCACCAAAGCGTACATCGTAGGCTGCATTGCTTGCCGCTGCACTTCCCATAATTGCCCATACTGGTGTTGAATTTGGATTACCAAATGAATGTCCAATAACACCTGCGCTAGCTCCTGAGTTCAAAGACTGTTGAGTCCATGTAACGCCATCTGGGCTTGTTGCTGCAGGTACACCGTTAGTGATTGCTAGGAATACACCTTGTCCGTAACGTATTCTTGTCCATGTGTAACTAGAACTTAATACACTATTTGCTGTGCCAGTACTAGTTGGACATTGAATCCATGTAACTCCAAGATTTAAACTGTAAGCTATGCTTCCGCTTTGTGACATTGCCACAAAACGTCCGTTACCATAAGCTACACTAATCCAGTTGCCAGTTGCTGGTAAATTACCACCTGCTGTCCACGAGCTACCTGCTGAAGTAGAATAAGCTGTTGATGAACTGTTAGTTGTACATACAGCTACAAATGTTCCATTACCGTATGCAACTGATGAATATACACCTGTTGGAGTTGGCATTGTCACACCACTCCATGTTATACCAGCATTTGAAGTTCTAGCGCAACTATTTGTTCCGCTTCCGCCTACTGCTACAATATAACCAGAACCATAAGCTAATGATGTGTATCCAGAGCCGCCAATAGCTGGTAATGTTCCGCCATTGCTCCAAGCAGATGATACAGAAGAACTTGCTAACAGATAAGTTGATGTTGTTCCTGATGATATTGCAACAAAGCCTGCTGCAGGATCTGTAATAGTTAATGTCGGTGTTGCTGTATAACCAGCACCACTGTTGCTAACGCTGATAGTACTTACACCGCCATTAGTCAATGATGCTGCACCAATTGCGGTAGTACCTGCATAAGACAAGTTAACACCATAAGATCCTGAGCTACCAGTTCCTGAAGTAAATGTAGGACTATTTGAATTAAATGTACCACTACTTGTAGCCAAGTACCAATTTTTTACGTTAGGAATTGGAACTGTGTTAATATAATAATAATAGTTTCCTGAGGTTGCTGTTCCGCTAGCTGTCCATGCTGTTCCAGTAAATGGATCACCAAATGTAATTGACGGAACTGTTGAATAATTTTTACCCCATGTAGTCATTGCAACACCAGTAACGCGATCAGTAGCCGCGGTAACTGTTGGCGCTGCACTATAACCTGAACCCGGTGTAGTAATAGTAACTGATGCAATCGCACCGTTTAGAACGGTACAAGTAGCAACAGCACCAGATCCAGTTCCAGTGAATACAATAACTGGAGGAGTAGTATAACCATAACCACCACTTACCACTGTAACACTTGCAACTTGGTCTGCTAAAGCTGCACCAGTTGTATTATAAACACCTAATGTAGCTGTTAGTACAGCACCATAACCACCAAGGCCGCCTACTGTAACTACTGCAACTGTACTGTCTCCACCACCGTAGATAACATCATTGTAAGTAGTGTTAGTTGCTAGTGTACCAGCTGTTGTCCATGTTATGGCGTCATTGCTATAAGCAGTATTTGTACCGTTAGTAGTAATTGCTACAAAACGTCCGTAACCATAAGCTGAATAGCCCCATGTTGTACTTGATGGCAATGTTCTTGCCGCACTTGCAAAACCTGGACCACTATAACTAATTAACGGTTCAATGATATAAGTTGTAGTTAAATCTAGTGTATTTGTAATAGCACTGCCTGGAATAACATGATCCCAACCAGCTGCATACAAACTTACCGACTGTCCTGTTGTAGTACTAATTGCTGTTGAAAGAGCTGTTCCGCCACTTGTTGTTGATACTGTAAATGTTGTAGAATTAATTTGATTCTGAACATAGTACATTGTAGGAGAAGCAGATAATCCACCAACTGCTGTGCCAAGATAAATTGGCATAGTATTATATAGTGTTGCTGTACTAGATACTGTTAAAACTCCATATACTGTAGCTGTATTAGTTGAACCAGTTCCTACCGCAAATGTTGCGCCACCTGGAGTCTGACTAATAGTTATAGTACTAGTAGTAGCTGTTAACACATAGTAAGTTGCTGTTGTTAAAATATTTCCAGTTGCTGATGCAAATGTTACAGGTTGTCCAACACTTGGTGCTGTTGTAACGCCACTTAAGGTTATATTATTACCCGAAGTAGATGTTACAGACATTGTTTGTCCAAATGTTGTAGCAGTAACAGTCAATGTTGCAAAACTATTTTTAATAATTGCTGCTGATTTACTACCGTTACTATAAGAAAGAATATTTCCATATTGACCAACACCGGTACCTGCTGTAAGTTGCATACGCATACCTGGATAGCCAGTTGATAGTGTTACGTCAGTAGCAGCTACAGTAATATTACCTGTTGTACCACCTTGGCTAGCATTGGCAAACGTAACATAATTAGTTCCGCCATAACCGTTACCGTCATTTAAATCAATAAGACGAGTTTCAAATACACCGCCATCTCTGAATTCATCAGCGGTTGCCGCGGCATTAATACCTGAACCATTGATACTAAATTGAGTATTAGTATAGTTTTGGCCTGCATTAGAGTATTCTAATCTTAAAATTTGATTAGTACCGTCAGTAATAGTTTGTGATATTAACGCCTGGTTATATCTGTTATTCAAGTTAGCATACAATGGTGTTTCATAACTGTCAACACCTTCTGCAATAACACCATATGTACCATATGAGCTGTTACCGTTAGTAGCACGAATACGTCCGCCTAACTCTGCTAAGTATCCGCTATAACCATAGTAGTTAAACACAGAAACAAGTTCTGTTAAGGCGTTTGAACCAGTACACCATACACCGATACCATCACTGATAACAGTTGTATAATCGTTAGCAACAATACTTCTATTTCCGCCGGCATGTATTGCACCATCAATCTTCATACCAGTACATGCTGTACCAAACATAGTACAGTTTTGTGCGTAGCATGAGCGGCCAATAATCCACTTGTCGCTGTCGTTTGGACCAAAACCTGGATCTAAACTTGAGTATGCACCAGCTGTTGGACGTTTAGTACCGTAAATATTTGCATTAGTCAATACTCCACTTAGACCATTCATGGTCATGTTTCTTAAACCAGTGGAGTCTCTTACCAAAAACATGTTACTTAACTGACTACCGTTAACTGAGTTCAATAATACTTGAGCATTTCTTAAACTTTGATAGTTTCCAGTAAATTGTAAATCATAAACAATAGCATTTAAGAAATATGTAGTATCGCTGATTGCTTGGGTTGTATTATAATAATAAGATACAGTCAATCCTGGGTTAGACACATAGGTAAATGTTAATCCACCAAATCCTGTGCCAGCTACGATTGTTAATGCACTTGTGCCTGCAATAGCGTTTGCATAAGATGTATATAACGATCCACCAGTAGCTGTAATAGTTCCACCAATATAATATACTGTGCCAGATGTTGGTACAGAACCACCAATAGTGCCGTTACCCGTTGATGTTCCACTAATAGTAACAGTTGTTCCAGCTGGCAATGCTGTTCCTGTTGTTGACCATGTTGCGGCTGTACTTGAACCAGTAAATGAACTCAATGTACCGGTTGATAACGATGTTAAAGAAACAGCAGTATATGTTGCACCAGTGTTGGTATTCAAATAACCTTCACCAGTTCCGATAGTAAATGTAGTTGGACTTGGAACACTTAGAACATAATATGTAGTAGCAAGTGCAATTCCGCCGGCTGTTGTTCCTGTAAATTGAATAGGATCATTTACTGATAAATTATGATTTGCCGCTGTAGTAATTGTACCATTGTTAATATTTGTTACAGACCCGGTATATGTTGCATTATAATATGCTACAACTTCAGCTGCTAAGAATGGTATGTTAGCACGTAATTGTTCTGCACCTTTAATAATTCCAAGTGTGTTATTATAAGTTACAGTTCCATTAATTTCTGGAACAGTTTGACTTGATCCAATATCTAACATGTTAATTATCAAATAAGCAGATGTTTGTGCTTTAGATAGTACTGTTGAATAAGTTGTACTTGCTAGGGTTGTATTGATTAATGTTACCAAATATTTTAAAGTGGCAACAGTTGCAATTTTTTCATAGCCTAAAACTTGATAATCTTGTGTTCTATTATAAGCACGGCCTGCTTGTACAGCTGCATAATTAGAACCCAACATCATATCAAGCATACTAGCTAGTGTAACTACCGCTGTATCTCTTTGAGCGTATGTTGTATTATAAGTTAAAGCTGCATAGTTTGTACTCAAATATGTTACAATCAATGATTGGTAGGTTGCTACTGATGCAGATACAGTTGTATATGCGTTTAATGCTGTAGTACTTACCCAACCTAAATATGGCATATTAATTGTTTGTACAGCAATTGACAATCCAGTACCGTTTGTAAACGAACTAATAGCTGTTCCATTATAACTTGCAGATAATTGGAATTGTGTTGTAGTTAATCCTGAACTTAATACATAGTAGAAAGGACTTGATCCAACAATATTAGAGGTTAATCCATTACTTGTAGTTTGAGGAATAACAATGTCACCTGCACTTAAACCATGCGTAGCACTACCAACAGTAACTGCACCGTTACTAATTGCTGTTGAACCGCCAGTGAATGTTATTGCAACACCCAAATATGCATTTGTTAAACTGGTTGCTAAAGTTACTGTGGTTGATCCTGAAATTGTTGCGGCAACATAATATGTTGTATTTGCTGCCAATCCGCTTGTTGTTGTTACTGATGCACCAGTTGTAATTGGTGTACCTTGTACATAACTTGCACTTGTAATTGTTACCGCTGTTCCGTTAGTGTTAGTAATTGTATTTGAACCTGCACCAACTGTGAATGTTGTTCCAGAAGCAATAGTTGTGATAGTAGTAATTGGAGCACCGTTAGTTAAACCGTTTCCTACAAAACCAAGTACCCATGTTAGTAGAGTATTGATACGTCCAGCATCTCTTGACGAACCAACTGAACTTGCAGCTGTAGGCAACACTTGTGCCACTGTCGCTTGTAATGGGCTTGCTACAGTTGTTCCAACGACTACTTGTTGAGCTAATGTGCTAACATAGTTTATAGCATTTAAAAATGCTGTGGTAAAACCTGTTGTAATCTGAGTTCCGTATAACGCTGAGTAGTATGCCATACCAGCGTTTTGGCTTGCCCAGTTGCCGCCATAAGTCATATCATAATGCACAGCATCTAGAATATAACTCATGTCACGTTGTGTCTTGGAAGCCGAATAATTAGGATTTGTAGTGATCGAACTGTAGTTAGCATTGATATAAGCAATAACTTCAGCTAGCAAGAATGGTCTGTTAGCTTCTAATAATCCAACAGTAGCTGGAGCATCTGAATATGTAACAGCAACTACACCACCGGTACTCACTTGAGTAACGTTAATAACAAAGTCGTTAGTAGTAGTTGTTCCACCAACACTAGTACCTAAAATTCTTATTTTGCTACTTGTGGTGTAACCTGTACCTGGTGTGGTAACAGTGAATCCATATGTATACCATCCATTACCGTTAGTTGTTCTAGTAACAGTAAATGCTGCTGTACCGTCACCGCCGCCTGTTACTGAAGAACCAGTAACGTTAGTGTAAGTAGCTGCTGGTAAACCTTGTTGTGGCCATGTAATTACTCTTGGTGCTACAGTTGGAGATCCGCCTGCTGTATATGCAATAATATCGTTGATATTTTCTTGAATTTGTACTACAGCACCGCTAGTAGCAATTTGTTTAACTTTATAGTATAAGAAATTAATTGCGCCTAATGTTGGGGCTAATTCAGCTCCTGAACGAAGAGTTATATCACTAGTATTGGCACGGTTAAATGCACGACCTGCTTGAATAGCATTAAAGTTACTACCAAACACCATATCGTAGGCAAGTCCATTAGTGATTAATGTTGCGTCACGTGTAGTTAATAATGTACTTAACGGAACAGATTGATAATATTTTTGCACCCATACAGTAGCATCAGATGCAATGTTACTAGTCAATCCTGTAACAGCTGAGTAAGCTGTTTGTAAATCACTGCTTGCCCAACCGGTATAAGGATTTACTGTAGCATCTGCTCCAGAATTGTTAATCCAGTTAATAACGTTTTGAATACGATCTTGTGCAAAACCGCCAGCTGCTGCACTACCTGCGGTACCTGTTTGCACTTGTGCAATATTATTTCCTGACAAATAACTAACAGCTTGCTTTTGTACTACTTGAGTAATAATGGTTTTTAATCTGTTTAATGCTAATACAAATGGTGCTTTTTCACTTGCTAAAATTTGTAAAGCATATAATGAATAATAACTACTACCAGCTGTAAGACTTTGTGTATTACCACCGTAAATTAAATCATAACAAACAGAATCTAAAATATATGCAATATCTCTGTAGCCTTTTGTTGGACCAGCTGTGCCATCTGCTAACCAAACAGAGTTATAGTTGTTAATCAAATACTGTAATGTATCTGCAACAAGGAATGCATAGTTATTTTGAATCTGTGTAACAGCATAGCCGTAACCAGTTGTATCTCCGGTTGAGTTACTACCTGTTGTAGTAGCATACGCTACGTTTGTTAATGAAGATGTATTAAATCCAGTTGGCTGTGGCATAACTGGAGGAGGTGCACTTCCTAAACCGTTAGCAACTAAATTATATAGAATATCGTAACTTGATTTTAAGTTTGATACCGCTGTAGAACTACCTGTGCTTCCAGTAGGTAAATTAGTGTTCTGACCGCTTACGATAGGAGTACCAGAACTAGATGCTGTAGTTGCATTAGTGTAACTTACCGAACTTGCTGTTGATGCGGTTACACGATAACTTCCGTTATAACCCGATGCTGAACTAGTAAATCCGTTGACAGTAATATATTGACCTACTGTGAATGGGGTTGTTGTTTGGGTAACAAACGATAATGTAACTGTTCCGGATGATGTTGTTACACCAGTTACAGACAAGTATTGACTGTTGCCAGTAGTTGGTGTAATTACTGTATTTGAAACTATGTTAGGAATTAATCCTGAAATTCTTGTAAGAGCAGCTTGTGCTTTTGGAATAACAGTTGCTAATGCCTTGTTTGCTACTTTTGGTTGTACAACTGTAGAACGTAACTCATCACCAACAATAGCTGTATAAGAAGGAACAGATATTGGAAGAATTTCATTATAAGTTCCAGTTTTTACATTTATAGTTGTACTTGGAGTAATAGATACTGGAACGCCATTTGCTGTGCCTGCGGTTAACGCAGTAGTAAGGATAGCTACTAAATTTTGAACATACGTTGGTGCTGTTGATTCAGCTGTTAACGTTGTATCTATAATTTGTACAGCAGTTGGACTTGCACTATTCAAAGATTGATAGTTGTTAGTTGGTGCTGTATTGGCTAACACATTACCAACTAATGTTACAAGATAATTCAAACTTGCATTGAATGGTATTACATCATATGCATTTACACCTGTTGCAAAAGTTGCACCACCAGTTACAAAATATGCTTTTGTAGCTGCAGTAGTTTTAACAGTTCCGCCATGTGTTAAATCGTACACAATAGCATCATATACTATGCCAGCATCGCGCTCTGTTTTAGAACCACTGTACACATAACTTCCAGAGTTAGTAGTACCAACTCCATTTAACGCAAAAATTGATCCTGCAACACCATTAGATATTGTTGCACTGATTGTAAAGTGTGTGCTATCTACGACAGTTTTAACATAATATGTTGTGCCAACTGTTACACCACCTGCGGTAGTAGTAAAACTGATAGGCATATTTGCATATATGCCAGATGTGCTAACTGCTGTAAATTGGTTTGTTCCACTACTGTTAGCTGTAATACTAACTTGATATGTATATGCTACATAATTATTAGTTTCTTTTAAAACAAACTGTTTGTTCTTTTGTAATAAATCTCTTGAATTAGGATTTAAATATCCTTTTTCAACTTGTTGTGCTGCGTATCGAATACTTGCAAATGGTTTATCGATGCTAATACCATAAGAAGGGGCTGGGCTATCAACACCATTTGGACCAACATAAACTAAATTATTAATGTTACCCCAATATGACCATGTTGGATATCCGGTGCTACCGACACGTAATAGCTGTCCGTTAGTACCAGCAGCTAGTCTTGTTGGACCGTTAAGTCCATAATAGAACATATCGCCCGGCGATGTCATTACAGCTTGTTCAGCACCAGCTGTTAGCAAGTTCCAGTAAGTTGCTGTAGTGTCAGCGTCGGGTCTGTTGCCTGATGCTGATACGTGACCTAACACACAAACATAACTGTTTGCACCAAATAGTGCCACATCGCCTAAAACATAAGTTGTTCCAGTTTTCCAAGTAACAGCATAACCAGTAACTGTTACACCTGTAATTCTTCCAGAACTAACGCTAGTTACTGTAATAGCAATATCGTTAGCAGGAGTCAATCCATTAACACTAGTTCCTGCAATTTTTAAGGTATCATTTACAGAATATCCTGATCCACCAGTGTGATTCAATGTTGAAGTTGCTGTAACTGTAGCATTGAATAATGGAGTGCTAGGTGATGATGATGCAACAAATTGTGTACCATTAGTGATAGAACTAATAGTTGTTCCGCCGCTAAATGCGCCAGTTCCTGCTGTAACAGCTAATGTTAACCCAGCTACTAATCCAGTAGTACTTGGTACAGTGATAGTTGTACCTGAACTTGTAGCACCAGCTGAAATAGCTGCATCAAATAATGCTACGCTAGGTGCTAGTGATACTACAAATTGTGTACTGTTAGTTACCGATACAACTGTTGTGCTAGCTTGTAGTGTGCCTGTTCCGCTTGTTATAGCTAGACCAAGACCTGGTACTAATCCAGTAGTGCTAGCACAAGTAACAGTAGTACCTGAACTGGTAGCACCAGCTGTAAATGTTGCTGTTGCAAGCGCAACACTTGGTGCTTGTGACACTACAAATGTTGTGCTATTAGTAATTGATTGTACGGTTGTTCCAGCTGCAAATGTTCCAGTGCCTCCAGTTACGGTAAGACCTAAACCTACTACTAGTCCTGCTGTGTTTCCAACAGTAACAGTAGTACCTACGCTTGATGCACCAGTAAATGTTTGTAAAGGAATTGTAACAGGACTTAATGTAAATTGTGCTGTAATAGTTGTTGCAGATAACGGTGTTGTTGGAGCAACGGCAACTGTAAATTGAGTCGAGTTTAAAATAGAAACAATAGTAGAGTTAGATGCAAACGCTCCAACTCCAGATGCTACTGTTACAGTCATTCCTACAGCCAAACTACTTGTGCTTGTAACTGTAACGATAGTTGCTGAACTGCTTCCATAAACAGTTACTGAATAAACGCTGTTTGATCTAACTACGTTAAATGCTGCACCAGTTCCTAAACTTGAAACTGCGGTAGCACTAACTGATGTGTATGTATCAGTCTGTGGCAACCATTTTAAACCTGAATTTAACTGTGTCCAATATGTAGTATACGGTGGATTTGGCACCGTTGTAATGGTCATTGTTGAACCAGATCCTGCTGTTAAAGCAAATACAGTTCCGCCAGCAACAGTACTAATTGTAAAGTGAGTTGAATCTTGAATTGCTTTTACATAGTAAGTAGTATTATTTTGAATTCCACCTAATGGTGTTCCTGTAATTTTTACAGGAAGATTCAATGCTAAATTTGCTGTACTTGAAACTACAATAGCATTAGGAAATGATGGATCTGTACTTGCAACAGTAGTGCCTGATGAAAGAACTTGAACACTATTATCTGCTAATGCAAGATATGTATATGATCCTTGTCTTACAACATCGCCAACTTTGTATGAATTAGAGCTTGCATAATCACCTCGGAAATTAAATCCAGTTGTGTACACAGACCAGTAAGTTGATCCAGATGCTGTTGGAACTTGAGTGGTTGAGTGGTTTTGAATACAAATGTAAGAATAACCACCGTAAGTTATAATGTCACCAATACTATATGTGGTTCCACCTACCCATGAACTTTCAAATCTCAATCCGTTGATGAATATAGCAAAACTTGTACCATCGAATGTGCTAGTTGAAATATGTGCTGTTTGGCATATCCATAGATCTCCGCCGTATTTAACAACGTCATTCACTGCATAGTGAGTAGAAGATCCGTTCCAGCTTCCTTGATATTTCAAACCAGCGTTAAAAGAAGTCCACTTTGATTGGTCATCTTCCAAATATACTTGAGATGTATGTGTAGTGTTACATACATAGGTCTGGCCACCATATGATACTACATCATTGATAGTATATTTTGTTGTGCCAGTCCATGAACTACGCCAATTGAATGACGCTGAAAATAAATCCCATTTGGCTAAATCTTGTTCAAGACTACCAATTGTTGTAATTGTTCCGCCTGATATATAACTAAAAATTGTAGAGTTAGTATAGCTAACACTACTTGTAGTGCTAGAAGTTACAACCTGTACGCCGTTATACCCGCCTGGGTTAACACTTGCTACTGTAATAGTTTGACCAGCTGTAAAAGGTGACGATCCTTGAGTTGGAGAGAAAGTTAAGGTAGCAGTAGAACCAGTACCAGATGCTCCAGTTACAGTTAAATTATATACTGTGTTAGACGCAGATCTGTGAGCTGTATTACAAACATAAACTAATCCACCATACTTAACTTGTGAGCCAGCTTCATAGTAGGTATTTGGTGCCCATGTTCCTTTCCAAGATATACCGTCTGCAACTAAATTCCATTTGGTCGAACTGTCTAATACAAACGCAGATGATGCAACGTGGTTTGATACACAAATATAACTTTTTCCACCATCACTAACAACGTCGTCGACGAGATATGAGTTACCTGCTGTCCAGGCACCTTGCCAAACAAATTTAATTCTTCCTAACTTAAATTCAGCCATTTGTTTTTCCTTTTACATTTTATTTATCTTAATCTGAATATCCACTTTTTTCTTAACGATGCACACCGTTTTTTATGAAGAATTCCATGGCTATCATATTTCCGTCAATTCCGCCGTATTGTCCATTGATATTAACTTTATTCAGCATCTGGACTGACGACCCAGCTACGCCCTGCGGGATAGTATTACTAATAAACGCTGGGCCGCCTGCGACAACTAGACCAGCTGTTAGTACAGAAGTAAATGTATTACTACCACCTTGACTTAGCTTGCTAGTTAAGAAAGTTTTAATTGCTTTCTGTGTTGGAACTACTGTATCCGAATTAGCTAAGAAAGTAGCGTCTGTACTGAATTGTTGAATAACAACGCTCGATCCACCAACCGCAATACCGCCCAACGTCAATTGATTTAATCCTGTTAAACCAAATTGGCTAGCACTTAAAGTGATAATACCAGTTGCTTGTTGAACACCAAATAAATTACCAACTTTAAAGTTACCGTCCTGGTCAGTTGATGTATAAAATACTCGACCATTGTTTGATTCTACCGCTTGGTTTTGCGAAGCAAGCGTGTATCCGTTGATAGGTACTCCAGGATAGTTACTATTTGTTTGATTACCGTAACCTATGTTTAAGAAATCATGGTTGGTCAAACGAACTTGACTATATTTGGTTCTAATTGTAATACTTGTATTGTTTGCTGGGCTTAGTGCTGTTATCATAGCTGGGCTAATTTGTACATTTGCCTCGATACTAGGAGATACAGTACCAAACATTGCGGTACTACTAGTTACTTTATAAATCAAACTATTACCACTAATTGATAAGTTATCACCTGGACTAGGTAATCTCGTAAGATTATTAAGAATTAATGTATATCCTGTTTGATATGCATCTGCATAACCGTCTCCGCTAATAATAATACTTGTAGAATTTGTATTATATCCCGAGCCTCTATTAATAAAAGTAGGACCGCTTAATGTTCCACTTGCAACACGAGGTGTAACTTGAGCTACTGTTGTTATGTTTGGATCTGTAAATATTATAGTCGGTGTTGATGTATAGTTAGAACCAGTTTCCCACATACTAATGCTTGTAATTGTGCCACTAGTGATCACAGCACGGCCTCGAGCTGTACATCCTGCTTGAATCATTGATCCTGTACCGACTCCAGATACTGTAACGAATTTTCCAATATGATTTGTATCAAATCCAAAAGTCATAGCACCGTATGAATCTGATGTTACAGATCGTTGTGTCCATAACAATCCATCTTCGCTAGTATAACCCGTTATACTACCTGAATTTACAGCAACAAATACTCCCTGTCCGTAACTTATCGAAGTCGCTGCAATAGAATATGGAGACTGATACCATGTAATTCCATCAAAACTATATGCTGGTTGAGCTGATGTACTAGAAACTGCAACGAATCTATTATTACCAAATGCTATACTTGTCCAAGCTGCAGATGATGGCAATGTTACTGTGGTCCATGTTGTTCCAGTACTGTATGCGGCTAAAGTTCCTCCACTAGCTAGTACAACAAATTTACCTGCTCCGTATGCCAATCCTGTCCATGCAGAACTAGAACCTAACGCTGGAAGATTTACAGCGTTCCATGTTAAACCAAAATTAGTTGAATATGCTCCAGATGCGTATGGTCCAGATGCTGTAGAACTTATAGCAACAAAATATCCATTACCGTAAGCTACAGCTGACCAAGTGCTAACAGATGGAAGAGTAGTTATTCTCCAGCTAACAGCGTTTGAATGAGAAACAAGTGCTGTTGAATTTCCTGTGCCGCCAGAAGAAATAATTACCCAGTAACTATTGCCGTAAGCAATTCCAGACCAAGTGGCAGATGTTGGTAATGATAAATTAGTCCAATTAATTCCGTCTGTTGATTGAGTTGCTACGGATGTGGCATTTGGGATACTTATAAACAATCCATTACCATACGCTACACCCACATACAAATTACCAAGAGTTAAAGTTGATAACTGAGTTGCTGTTTGTGTAAATGTTGGAGAACTATAAGTTGTTCTAGGTTCTATGTAATACAAACTAGTTGAATCTAATGAATTTACAATAGGAGTACCAGGATTAATATGATCCCACCCAACCATGGCTAAATTCATTGATCCTGAATCTGTTGTATTTGCAAAATCAATAGAGCCGCCAGAAGATGCAGTGACAGTAAATGTGTTACTTCCAGAATTGATTGTTCTTATATAGTATGTTTGCGCTTGTGTTACACTACCAAATACACTAGTTGAATATGTACCGTTCATGTTTCCAGAACCGTATGTTAATGTTTTCTTTGGTCCAGTACTTGTAGCTATCATGCTACTACCGGTAGCATCTGATACTGCAAAGTCTGCATCAGCAGTTCTGCAAAGCATATCACCTGCACCTGTTTGTAGTGTAACAATATTTGGAGATCCTACAGGTGTTGAACTAATTGTAAATGTTCCGTTAACTCCTACAGTATTAATAGCAAGTACATAATACACAGTTTCAGTAGTCAATCCGCCAAAAGTTGTTCCTGAGAACGTAATAGGATTACCAACAATAAAACCTGTCGTAGTACTTGCTGTAATCAAGTTTGTTGTACCATCTGTTGCTGTTACTCTTACTTCAATAACATTGCTAGTAATTTTAAAATGATTACTATCAACAACGTTACTAATATAGTAAGTAGTTCCAGAAACCATTCCACCAAAAATTGTTCCACTAAATTTAATAGGATTTAATGAAATTAAATTAGCTGTAGATGTTACTGTTAGTTGTTTTGAAGAAGCTACAGTTGTCGTAGGGCTTACTGTTACTAGTGTAGTAGACAATGAAAAACTTGTAGCATTTATAACTCTGTTAACATAATATGTAGTACCAACTGAAACTCCTCCAATAGATGTTCCAGTAAACTGAATTGGCATATTAGGCAACATATTAGTTGTTGACCCAGTTAAGAAACTAGTATTAGATGGGAAGTTCACATACATAGAACCGCTACCTAAAGTAGATGTACCGGCTGTTAGGCCCCAAGCTGTTCCGCCCAATGATGCACTAATGGTAAATGTTGTAGAACTAGGAATAGATTTAATATAGAAATAATAACCTGCTGTTATATTTCCGTATAAATTTGATCCAGTGAATATTACAGACATGCCAACGGCCAATCTTGCTGTACTTGATACAGTAATCGTGTTATTAGTATTACCAGAAGTTGCTGTTACTTCAAGAATATCATTCCCAGTTGCTGTTACGCTTGTACTGTAGTAAGTTGGAATAAATTGCACTGGTTGATTAGTATACAATGTAGAAGTATTTTGATTACCAATAATTGTAAATGTATTTGCAGGGCTAGTACTTGCAACTATATTCAACGGTGTAAAAGATTCTTTTAAAACATAAGCGTACTTGTTAACTGTAGTATAAGCAGAAATATAACCGTATTGGCCTGCTCCAGTACCACTGTTAATAAACACCCTTGTTCCTACATAATTGCTAGCGGTATTATTATCAGATTGAGCAAGAATAACATAAGACGATGTTCCGCCTTGTGCATTATTGCTAGCTGTAATGTAGTTTGCACCGCCAGTAACACCGTTGCTATCAGTAGTAACTCTAGTTTCAAATATTGCATTAGATCTTGTTTCATCTCCTACTACTGAAGCTCCTGATCCAGAACCATTAATGAAATAATTTGCGTAAGCTGAGAATTGACTTGTTGCACTTGTTTGTAAGTAGAATGTAAGAGCTGAACTGACTTGCACTTGAGCACCAAACACATAAGTGTATGCACTAGTTCCAAATTGAGTTCTAGGATACAGTCTAAGTTGAACATTATTATTTTGAGCTGTAATGTCATAAGTTGTAAACCACAATCTATACCAACCATTAGTTAACACAACTTTTCCATAACTTGTAGGAACAGCACCGCCGCTTGCGCTTGATGCGGTAACTATTCCTGTGTTAAAATTAAAATTTACTAAACTGTCTACAATGCTTGATCCGCTGTATCTAGCAAGTACATCAATTGAAGGAGAAGTTCCTTGTTTTACATATACACTAAATGTATATGGAAGATTGCTTCCAGTAGGCACTACTCCAGAAACAGTTACAGATCCAACTCCAGTTCCACTAGCTAACGATGTTACAGTTATTGTAAGATCATTAACGCCGCTTACGCCGCCAAGCTGATTACCATAAATTAAAATTTGATTATTAATACTATAACCACTACCAGCTGATCCAGGTGTGGTTATTACTGAATAACTTGAGCTACCAACAGTAACATTAAATGTTGCTCCAGATGCTCCAACACCACCTACAATAGTAGTTCCAGAAACACTTGCATAATATCCAGCTGCTGGTTGTATTGCAATATTTTGATAAACATAACTTCCGTCAGTTCCACTACTAGTTCCAGTCAATGTCCAACCGTCTGAATTGCCAAATGGCCCTAATAAGTTTTGTTGTAAAATTAAATTACCATCGTTTGTCCAACCTGAACCACTAAACAAGTTACTGTTTAATAACATGTTTGTAGTATTAGTATAATAGGCGCCACCACCATTGCCATATTGCATCTTTAAAAGATTTGCACTAACACCAAATGAGCTTTGTACAGATGCTTGAACTTGTGAAGATTGGTTGAATACATTTCCCGAGATTGGAGTTTCTGTAAGGTCATACCCTTCAGATAATACTCCAAATGTACCGTACGAGCTGTTACCGTTAGTAGCACGAATGCGTCCGCCATTTTCGGCCAAATATCCTGAATAATTATAATAGGTAAACACACTAACACATTCTGTAAGAGCCGATATGCCAGTACACCATACACCGACACCATCGCTTAATACTTGTGTGAAATCATTAGCAACGATTGATTTATTTCCGCCATTGTGTAATGTTCCGTCAATTTTTAATCCTACACAACCAGAACCAAAGGTTGTTACGTTCTGTATATACGGGCTTCTTCGGAATATCCAAGCACTAGTGTCGTTTGGACCAGTACCTGGATCTAAACTTACATAGGCGCCACCTGTTGGACGTTGGGTAAGATATGCGTTAAAATCTGTTAAAAATCCTAGCAAACCAGTAGTTGACATATTTCTAATACCACTACCGTTTCTAACTAAGAACATATTTTTTAAACAATCGCCTGCATACACAGTCATACTTCCAGCGCCATCGGTAATCGAAGATAGCGTAGGTGTAAGACTACTTGTGCCAGATAATGTAATGTTTAATCCATTTATTCCAGCTACATAATAAGTTGTACCTCTTGTTAGGCCGCCAAGCATTGAAGCACTATAAAATTGAATTGGCATTCCTACTACTAGGCCTGTCACGCTAGACAAAGTCATTGTTTGTGTTGCGGCCACACTTGCGGTAGCTGTAGTAATAATTCTAGTTGCAGGTTGAACTACTACACCTCTTAATTCATCTCCGACTAGTGCTGTATTCTCTGGTACAGAGATTGGCAATATTTCAGAATAAGTTCCGGTCTTTATAAAAATATTTGCTGTTGTTCCTGAATTTGATGTAGGTATATTTGAAGTCGATTGATCAGTTAATGCTTGAATTACAATACCAATCAAGGTATCTACAGAAGACTGAGATCCAGTTTCTGCTGATCCTGAAATTGCACTAGTAACTTGAGATATAGGACTAGCAACTCCATTTACAACTTGATAAGAAGGAGATAATGGAGTTTTATTGATTACCGCATCAAGTAATACTTTTAATCTTACAACAGCTGCTAAGAAATATGCTATTTCTGCGGTAACAGTAGATGTAACCAGTTGATTTGTAGATCCTGGAGCAAAGTATGACAATGCCGCAGCTACTGTTTGGCTGTTGCCACCTCTTGTAATATCATAGATAATTGCATCTATTAAGTATCTTGTATCTCTTAATGTTTTTGTCTGGTCAAACACAGAACTAGAACTAAAAGGAAGAACGTTATTAGTAGATTGGTACACCATCCACTGATACACTTCTTGCGCCATAAATTCTTTATTAGCAAGTAAAATACTTCCTGCAATAGGATTATTTGTACCATTAGCTACTTGAGAACATGCATACGCAATGGTTTTCCAAGGTCTATCATATGTAACACCATAGTCTGATCTATCTATACCAGTAGTAGCAACATAGTATACTTTAGGAGTAATGTTAAATTGCGACCAAGTTGGATACAATACTCCATTAGAATCTGGTTGCATTCTTAACAAATAATCAACTAATGGAACATTAGTAGTAGTAGACCCAACTGTTACCGGAGTAGTTATAGGTAATGCGGTTGGAACACCGGCACGGTACGTTACCATATCGCCCTGACTGTTCATAGCATTTCTTATTGCATGTGGTAAGTATACTGTCCAAATACTATTTGTAGTATCCTGGTTTGGAGGAGTTGAACTATTACTGCTTACGATAGCTTTGTATGTTTTATTTTGATATACAACAATATCTCCTGGAACATACGAAGTAAGTTGTTGCCATATTCCTTTAAAACTTAAACCAAAACTTACTAAATTCCAATAAGTGTAATTAATACCTATTGCACTTAATGTACCGCCTGGTGGTGCTAGTGGAGTTCCGTCTGGAGGATTGTTTATTAATAATGTAGTTGCGTCTACGACCTGTGTTACTGTTTGACCTAATGTAAAACCAGTTCCAGATAATACCATACCAACTGTTACATTAGCTGTTGAAACAACTTTAACTGTAGTTCCTGAACTGCCAGTTGGATTATATGACAAGCTAATTGTTCCGGCACTTGGATCTTGATTAGTATTATCTTGTAGTGCTATAAACAATAAACCACCACGTCTAACTACATCTCCAATTTTATAATTAAGTTTGCTAAGGCCATTAAAATCAATACCCCATTGTCCTAATGCTTCATATCCAGAAGTCATAACGGACCAGTTGCCGCCTGTATCAGTAGATGGGTTAACATTTGTATTATTAGGAACGTTGTTTATATAAGAATAACCACCGTAGTCAACAACATCGCCTGGTTGATAAGTATTGCCTGCTCCCCATGTATTGGCAAATTCAAAACCTGGCATGTACATTGCCCATTGCAATGTACTAAATGCTGTGCTAGAAACGTGTCCGGCAATACACACCCATTGATCTGCGCCATTTTTAACAATATCATTTAGACGATAACGATAGTTAGCCGAACTCCAATTTCCTTTGATGTCATAACCATTATATACTATGTCCCACTTTGACTGATCTGCTTCTAAACCAGTTGATGAAAAAGCTACAGTTGGAGTTACTCCTGAATAACTAGCATACGAATAATATTGATTTGATATATGTGTAGTATTACATCTATAAACTATGCCGCCGTATTTAACTACATCGCCAACTCCATAACCATATGATGTTGTCCAGTTTGAGTTCCAGTTATCAAATAGTGAATAAGTTGTCCAATTAGGACTATCAATTTGTGTCAATCCGCTAGTATGTGATACTATACAGATATACATTTCTCCACCGTATCGAACAATATTTCCTACAAAATATTGTGTACCTGGAGTCCACGCATTTTTCCACTGTGTTCCATTGATAGCTAAACTCCAGATAGAAGATGCAAGGTCTGCAACAAATGTCGTAGAAGTGTGTGCGGTTAAACAAACATAAGTTTGACCACCAAAAGATACTACAGCATCTTTCTGATAAGTGGTACTAGCAGTCCAAGGACCTGCCCAAGTATAACGCAATCTTCCAATTTTAAATTCTGCCGCCATTTTTAATTTCCTTATTCTTTAATATTAGGTACTGTAAATCTGTGTAGGATCGTAAGTATACGATTGATTAATTCTTACTGTAAGAGAACCATCAGTGGTGTTTAAGTAATAATACGCATTTTTATTATCCCAACGATATTGATCAAAATACAAGTTTGGATAAGGACGGCTATGATCTGTTGCTAGTCGTCCGTCAAAGAAATCTACGCCATATTCAAAATTTTCAAAGTTGTTTCCGTTGGATCCTGCATTGTTAACCGTGACAGTTGTAGAATCTACTAGTTGATCAATTCTAGTAAAATAAAGCGTACCGTCGTCTGTTCTACGCAATCCGTAAAAATATCTAGGATTGCCATCTCCTAATAAATCATTTAAACTATTTTCATTACCAACATAGTATGTCATATTCTATCCTTAACTAATTTCTACCCAGCTCATAACACAATCTATGCTACTAGCTGTATTTGAAGTTACTATCACATTTGTGCTGGGCGTTAATATTAATTTTTCACCACCTGTAACAGCACGTAAACTTGTATTTGGAGCTATCGTTACATTATTTACATAGTATGCAATAGTGCCAGCTATTGTATTTTGTAATCGTATGCTTGCTTGAATAATACTAGATGTAGTATTTGTCAAACTAAATCCAATAACTGTTGTATTGGCGCTTGCATTACTTTGTAAAGGACTGGCATTTACTGTACCATAAATGCCGGATGTAGCAGCAGGTGCTGTAGTTGTAGCATTTGAATACGTAACTGTTGATGTTGTGCATGCCGTCACTGTAAAATATCCGTTATATCCTGCAACACTAACTCCTGAAACAACAATACCTAAACCAACAACAAATGGTGCTGTTGACTGAGTTGCAAATGTTAATGTTACCGACCCACTAGCAGGAGTACTAGGAGATACGGTAGTAATATTTAAACTTGTTCCTATTCCTGTGTAAAAAGCATTTTTAAAAGCTGTTGTCATATTCTTATCCTAATGATAGCACTATACCTAATGCTATATCTGTTGCTTGGCTTGTTGAGACACCAGTCGCTGCACCAGCAACTGATACCCATGTACTACCATTATATATTTCTGTGTACTGTTGGTCAGTATTAAAACGCATCATACCAGTAGTGACATAAATTGATGCAGGATAGTTACTATTATTACCAACAGGAATCGCAATTCCGTTAGTTCCAGTAATTTGTACATAACCTGTACCTGTTTCTGCAATCGTTGTAACAGCATTATTAATTGTGTTAGTAATTGTATTATTTGTGAATAATAAATTACCTAATTGCACACCACCAGTTCCGCTAGTAGTAAAGTTAATATTAGTGTTTGAATTTGTAGCACTTACTGTAGTTCCGCTAATGGTTAATCCGCTAGTTTGAAACTGTGTAGTATATAGTCCTGTACTGTTAATATAGGCTGTATTTGTGTTATTTGCGTAAAATCTAATTACATTATCACCTGCACCAGGGCTAGATTCTGGGGTAATATATGTATTTCCATCTACACTTTGTACACCGCCTAAATTTTGCCAGTAACTTCCACTATAGCCCTCGTATCTATTTAGATTTGAGTTATAACGGATCATTCCATTACTTGGAACACTAGGTCGTTGTAGAGTAGTTCCAACTGGAACTACTAGTCCACCCGTGTTATTGATTATAACATCGCCATTTGCTTGTGGAGTTAAGTAAATGTTAGGGTTTGATCCAGTACTTGTAATTGTATTTCCGTTAAATGATAACGCTTCTACTATAACATTACCTGTACCATTTGCTTGTAAATTTAAATCAAGATTACTAACGGTGGTAGTAATAGTACTTCCGCTAATAGCAATATTTGGAATAACAAATGTACCAGTAAGTACAAGGTTACCACCAATTGTTAAATTGCCGCTAGTTGTAAAATTACCAGTTTGATTATAGTTACCAGTTTGTGTAACAACTCCGGTAATGCCAACAGCCGCTAGTGTACTTGCACCGGTAACACCTAGTGTACCGCCAACCGTAGCATTGCCGTCTAACTGTGCGTTGCTGGTAATTTCAACTTTTTGTCCGCTGTATGGTGTTAATACTAAATTGGTTGATGTAGTAGTACCAGTAATAGTGCTACCAGAAATAGTTAGATCAGGTAGTGTTAAACTACCACTTGAAGTAATTGCACCAGAATTAATAGTGCCACTAGTTGTAAAGTTACCACTATTTTGTGTAAAATTACCAGTTTGAGTTAATGTACCAGTAATACCAACAGCCGCTAATGTACTTGCACCAGTAACACCTAGCGTTCCTGTAACACTTAAATTATTATCAACCTGGGCACCGCTAGTAATCTCAACTATTTTGCCAGTATAAGGAGTTAATACTAAGTTTGTGTTAGTAGTAGTACCAGTAATAGTACTGCCACTGAATGATAAATCTGGTAATGCTAATGTGCCGCTACTGGTAATCGATCCAGAACTTATAGTTCCACTCGTTGTAAAACTACCACTTGATTGTGTAAAGTTGCCAGTTTGAGTTAGTGTTCCAGTAATGCCAGTAGCGGCTAATGTTGTAGTTCCAGTTACACCTAATGTACCTGTAATGTTTACATTATTATCAAACTGAGCATTACTGGTTATTTCAACTTGCTGACCAGTATTTGCAGTTAAGGTTAAATTAGTATTTGAAGTAGTACCAGTAATAGTACTACCGCTAAATGTCATGTCAGGTAGTGTTAATGTTCCGCTACTGGTAATCGATCCCGAACTTACAGTTCCGCTAGTTGTAAAATTGCCGCCTGTTTGTCCAATTGCTCCGGCTACCGTTAGTGTTCCGGTAATGCCTGTTGCGGCTAATGTTGTAGCGCCTGTAACTCCTAATGTACCAGTTACACTTAAATTTTGATCTACACTGGCGCCACTGGTAATTTCAACAATTTTGCCAGTGTAAGGTGTTAATACTAAGTTTGCATTGGCATTTATACCAACAATAGCACTTGCAGGAGTTGAACTATCAGTTCCGCTTAAGATTAAATCAGGTAGTGTTAATGGTCCTGAACTAGTAATTGCGCCTGAACTAATTGTACCACTTGTTGTAAAGTTTCCAGTTTGATTAAAGTTACCAGTTTGTGTTAATGTTCCGGTAATGCCTGTTGCGGCTAATGTTGTGGCACCGGTAACACCTAATGTTCCGGTTACACCTAAATTTTGATCTACACTAGCACTACTGGTTATTTCAACAATTTTGCCAGTGTATGGTGTTAGTGTTAAATTTGTGTTAGTAGTAGTACCAGTAATTGTACTACCACTTAGAGTCATATCAGGTAGCGTTAAGCTACCACTTGATGTAATAGCACCTGAATTGATAGTGCCACTAGTTGTAAAGTTTCCGCCAGACTGACTAATAG